CGGGAAAAGGCAGCAGGAAAAAGGGCTTCTGTGCATAGAATGTTATAAAAAACTACCCCATTAATACCAGTAAGCAGGGCAAACGCCCTGTATTTTTTTTTGAAATATTTCAAGAAAACTGTTGACAATATACAGAGGGGGGTATATAATATAGTCAAGAGGTAAGGGAAACACCTCAAAGAAAGGGAGTGAATACATGGTAACAGGCAGCGAGAAACAAATGAAATGGTACGAAGAAATTTTAAAGGAAGCCTATGACTATCTGGACGCAAGATATAACCATAAAATAGCAGACGAGGTAGAAAAACAGGCAGTAAGTTTAGTAAGGGCCGAGATGGAAAAGGCACTGAAAAATATAACCGAAGCCAGCCAGCTGATTGACAACCGCAGATTGTTTTCACCCGAACAGCTTAACCGCAATATTTGCATGGTAAGAGAGTATTTAAGAAATCAGAAGTAATTAAAGGGAGTAAATATAAAGGAGTTGGAAAAATGAGAACAACCTATAAAGAATACGGCTGTACTGCCAGTATCACGGACAAACAGGACGGAACAGCGCGCCTTATAGTGCGCAACCAATACGGCCAAAAAGTGAAAGACAGTATCCATAAAAACCGTGCCTGCGCTTTGGCAGCATGGCGTAGAATGTGCGATTAAGGAAGGTGCAGAAATGAAGAAAAAATTATTAGACTACATCCCGAAAAAATATAAAAATGCCGTGCGGGAATTCTATAAAGATTCGTGTGGCTATTGGTTGATTCTTAATGATGGCTATATCCTAGAAGATTACTATGGGGCGCATGTTATCCATGAGGATACTATAAACGGCACTTTAGCCGTCCTGCGTCAATGTGTTACAAAGGAGTGCTGCGATGCTAAAATTTAAAAAGGGCGGTTATACCCGTCACGATAGCGGCACGGTTTACAAAGTGAAAGACATTTTCCCTAACAAATATAACCCGCAGGTATTGTTGGTAAGCCTTGTAACCAGGAAGCGAACTTATACGCGGGTAATTCAAACCGACAAACTGGGCAACGAGTTTGCCCAATATGGGACAGGCTACGACATGGACAGGAGTTTTTTTCTATCATTGTTCCGATGAATTAATGTACAGCAGGGCTTCTGCCCTGCTCCTGTTATTACTCAAACTGGTTGTTTCCGTTTTGGAAATGGCCAGTAATAAAAGAAAGGCGAAAAAGATGTTGAAATTCAAAGAGAATGACATTGCAGCTCACTGTATAACCGGCCGTGAGTACCTTGTAAGAAGCATTAGGGAAAACAAGTGCGGTCAGCGAGTTGTAGAGCTTATAGGACACAAGTGCAACATTGTTCGCGAGATAAGGACGGATGAAAACGGCGACGAGTATATACTGGATGAAGTTAAGCTAACTGGCGGCGTTGGTGAAGAAGTTCGCATAGTACCAGTAGGCAACAAGTTTACGCTTGAAGCCCTCTGTGCAACGCGGGAAAAGTTTGACAAAATGGCCGAGCTTGTGGCACAGCGTTTGTCTGTCGACGAAAACGGCGAATTCATTATGCGCGAACTTACTACAGAAGAATTTGAAGAAATCGAAAAGGCTTTATATAAAGAGGGTAATAGGAAGGTAATAGCTACTACCCTTGAAGGAGATTAAGCATGGACAAATTGCAGGAATTAGCAGCACTGGTTTTTATAACACCGCTGTACGTCATAGCCACGGTAGCCATAGGGGCGCTGTATGTCATGGCGGCCGTCAAGGCCTTCCAGTTTATTAAGAAGAAGCTGGGAAAGTCAGAAGACGAAGACGCACGGGAATATAACCAGCGTCGGCAGAATTTATACATCTACATCCCGAAGCGGGGATATATTAGAGACCTTAACCATGATTGCAGCGAACTACTGTACACAGATAAAGAACACGAAGCTAAAGTTTTTATGTACATTGACGGTATTCGTGGAGTTTTAAGTTACATGAAACTTGTTAAAAACGCAGGTGTAACGCTGCCAGATTATTACATCGTTACTAATGGAGTCAAAGAAGAAGTTGCGAAAATTCATTTTTGAGTTTTAAGCCGTTTAACTTTTTGACAAGGGTAAACTTAGCGCGCCTGTAATAAAAACCGACAGCGGTCAACGTAGGAGTTGTGAGATGATGAAAATGTTACCAGTTTCGTTTTTGCTGGTGCTGGTCAGTCAGATATTTTTAACGACGGTTATAGTCCGTTATGACCACATGGAAAAATACGAAGCACAGTTACTAATCTTTGCGGCGCAATGCTGCTTTATCTGGTATCAGATAGCAATGTTTGAGTCAGCCAGCCGGAAAAAGTAACCCCGCTGCGTGTGGTATAATTATCTAAACCAACACGCAAAGGAGCTGATACTATGAAAGAGTTTTTTAACCTTCTGAAAGCTAACGGCATGATTATGAATTTAGTGTTCTTCATGGCCGTGGCTTTTATGCTGGGTGCCGCAGCTGGCATTGCAACCGCAAAATGACAAAACAAAAAGACTGCCAACGTTCGGCAGTCTTTTTGTTTTAGGGTCAGGATGGAATAAAATATATTGAAAAAGGTGTAGGTAGAAGAGAGCTTATGCTCATATATATTATACCTCTTCATCAGAAAAATGGCAACAAAAAAGCAGCCTTCCGGCCGCCTCTTTGTTTTCTAAATCGCGTCACTGATTTAAGAAAGGTGATGTATTTTGATTGCAGCTCCATTATAGCAGATATGTGATATAATGTAAACAATAAAAACAGAAAAGCGCCTGACTAATCAGGCGCCTTCCAGCTGTGGCAAGCCACAAAGCAAACACAGTTCTTTTCGCCCCGTGTCGTCGAGATAAGAAGTTTTGTTGTACCGTGATTATTATAGCAGACTTAAAACCAGAAATCAATGAACCCGTGAAAAATTTTCACGACTTGGGAGCGGCGCCGCCAGTTCGGGCCGCCACTATCGCAGAAAGAGAGGTTTTGACAAATGGCACAACTAGGACTTTACGGCGGGTCAGTCACCGCCGGGGCCACAGACGGCGCGCTGCTGTCAACGGCGAATCCGCTAAAGTATGCAGGGGAAAAAGGCGCACTTGGAGACCCGGTAGCGTATGCCCTGCGCTGCCCGAACGGAGAGCACGCCTACGAAATAGCTATCAGCGTGGCCGGTACTAATCCGGACTGGGTGAAGCTGTCGCCTGATAACATAGTATGGCGCGACGCTATCAACATTCCGCAGGTAGGAGACATCAACACACTTTTCTATGTAAAAATCAACATACCAGACGGCGCGGAATACAACCAGACTATATTAAACACGCTGCTTATTAAATACCTCGAAACAACTACAACGATTTAGGGAGAGTGCAGAAATGGAGAAACTATATCATCTGGCTAAGAGGTTCAAGGCGTATCAGTTTGACGGGGATTTGAAAAACTCCGATGGGTACTACTGCCCCGAATGGGTGCAGCAGGCGTTTGAACGTGACGAGCTGTTTTTCATCGGTCCAGAGCTTTACCTTGACCACTTCGAGAACTGCGGCCTAGAGCTGGAAAGAACGCATATCAGAGTTGGCGACTATATCACGCTGGATACGGAAAACATGAGAATTGACGCGTTCAGTCCGGCGCAGTTTAATCGTTTTTTTGAGGCGGTGAATATCAATGATTAAACCGGAGCTGCTGGAGTATATCGACGAGCTTAAAGCGTATATCACAGCTGACGGCGGCATTGATGTATTCAAGCTGAAAGAAACGTTTTATCACGATAACCCGGAAAAGGCGGGGAAAAAGTTAAAGCTCGACCATTACTATATTAAAACCAAAAACGGCCGAGAATACTATATCACCAATCCGCCGGAAGACTTTATCAATTTTTGCAAAAACAGCTAGGCGGTGATGGTATGAACGATGAAAAGACGCTTGAGTTTACATTCGAGCAGCTGGCCCCGGCCGTGTTGGGTCCCTTCCGCTTCGAGGGCATTCAAAGCTCAATCGACAACGAAAACACGTACACGCTTGAAATTGAAGTATTGGAACCGCCAAGACCGGAGCCAGTCCCGCCAGTAGTAACAGAACCTATCATTGTCAGCGGTAAGTATGAGGAAGTGCTCAACCCTTACGCGAACACCGACCCTATCGCTTATACGCTGTATCTTAATAACGCATGGGATGTAGCTGTCGACGCCGCCGGGAATATCGCCACTACATCGGGCGACTATGCAGTCGCACAGAACGCAGCCAACGCCTGCCGCCTGTTCTACGAAGACGCGCCGCTAGATATGACGCGCGGCATTCCGTACTTTGACATCACGCTTGGCAAAAAGTCTTCTGTATCAGCGTCGGTACTTAGAAGCCGGATAAAAGATATTGTCAGCGAAATATACGGCGTGACGGATGTAGAAGTTGCCATAGACTATGACAACGAGGGTCGCATAGATGGCGGTGAAGTGCAGATAACGACGCTTAACAGTAAGAATGTCACTATACAGATTTAACAGAAAGGAGCTGCGATAAATGGCAATAACATTTAACCCGGACACTGGCATTGTAGTAGAAGACACGGCAACTATTCGGGCGCGGCTGGTTGAGCAATGGCAGAAAGCCTTTGCCGTTGACCCGACAAAACCTCTGCTTAACACCGAAACCGAAACCCCGGCCGGGCAGCTTATCGACGGTCAGGCAATCCTGATAAATCAGAAAGACAGCGCGCTGCTCACGCTGGCCAACCAGCTAAACCCAAAAACGGCGGCAGGCGTTTTTCAGGACGCACTGGCAAACATTTACTTTCTGACACGGCACGTCGCCCAACCGACTTACGTCACAGGGAACATCAAGGGTGCGTATGGTACTATAATACCCTATGGCGCGCTGGTGCAGGACGTGAACGGGTACACGTTTCTAAACACCACAGTCACTACGATTGATGAAAACGGCACAGCTACGGCGGTTTTCCGCTGCACACAGTATGGACCTATCGAAGTAGGCCCGAACACGCTTACAAAAATCATCACTGCGGTACCGGGCTGGGACAGTGTAACAAACGACGCTTCTGGCGTTACCGGCAGAAACAACGAGACGCAGGCCGAATTTGAGCAGCGGCGGGCTGAAAGCGTATCGAAAAACGCGCATGGCACAGCGTCGGCAGTACAAGGAGCGGTTAGCGACCTTGACGGCGTTGTTGCCTGTGAGGTAGTCGAAAACCGGGGCGATAACTTCATCACCAAAATGGGAGTATCTTTATCGCCGCATAGCCTGTATATTAGCGTATATGGCGGCGAGCCGGAAGACATCGGCAACGCTATACATCAAAAGATAGACGGCGGCTGCGGAACGAACGGCAACACTAAAGTCGATGTTATCGACCCAACGACGCAGGCCGAGAATACGTACTACTACCAGATACCCGAAACTATCAACATGGGTATATACGTTACTATCAGGAAAACGTTATCCCTGCCTACAGATTATGAAAGCTTGATAAAAAAGGCCGTGCTGGCCAACTTCAACGGCGAGACTATCGACTATAGCCGCGTCAAGATGGCACAAGTTTTGTACGCCAGCCGCTTTTATAAAAGCGTAATTCAGACGGGCGTAAATGACTTCGTAGGCGTGGAGCTTCAATATCCTGCTGGCGGTAGCCGTGTAGATAGCATTGAAATTCCGGCGGATGAAATCCCGGTGCTTTCAGAAGATAATATAACCGTCGTTGCGCTGCTGGACGCTTAGGGGGTCAGAACATGGATTTTCGAGGCAATGAAGACGTAAGGGCCTGCGACGATATACGCGAGGAAAAGCAGCCGTATCTGCTTTCACAATATTCTGCAAGTCCTACCATTTACCAGATACTAGCCGACTTCCGGGAAAACATTGACCCCACGCCGGATATCTGGACCTTTTACGACAACGTATTTAACATTGCGACGGCGCAGGGCGTAGGGCTGGACATATGGGGCGCTATCATAGGCATGGACCGTACTATATATGACCAGTCAACCAGCACAAAGATAACACTTGATGATGAAGGATATAGGAAGCTGCTTTATTATAAAGCACTGGCGAACATCACAGACGCCAGCTTGTATACACTGAATTACATGATAAATCAGCTGTTTCCTGACTACAGTGTTACGGTTTTAAATGTCCTCGTCGAAAAGCAAACCGAAGATGGGATGTATTACAATTCGTACCCAATGCACGTCAGATTTCTTTTCAAGTCGTATCTGTCAGATGAAGACCTAGCTATATTCAAAGTTGGTGGCCCGCTGTGCGTAGGTGCTGGCGTCGGCTGGGATTTGGTAATGATAGATACATCGAACGTATTCGGCTTTGACGGCAGCGGATTACAGCCATTCAACTGTGGCGTATTTATGCCTGACGGCGGAATATTCGTTCCGGACGATGAAGAAACCATATCAGATTGAATGTTTCACGTGAAACATTAGATTGCGTCACTAGATTTTAAAAAGGGGCACAGACGGCGCGACGTGGCAAACCCTGCTCGAATTCATCGGGTCGCTGACGATGGACGAAGTGCAGGACGCTATAGACACGTCAATAGGAGAGATACCCAAACCGAAGCCGGTCAGCATGGGAGCTTATTCAACTGTAGGCACCAGCGGCGTAGCCGCTACAGATGGCTTTGTAACTTCAACAAGTTACAATAACACATCTATAACGGCGTACGTCAACGGCCTACAAGTCATGCATACGGCAGGCCGTAGTAAATACGGCCAAGGTGCTTGTTCTATTTCTTTCCCGGTCCCTAAAGGGGCGTCATGGAGCGTTAGCGGTGCTAATTATGTAAGATGGTTGCCACTTTCTGAATAAAAAGGGGCGATACTATGAGCGTCAACGAACCGCTGTATAACTTTGCGCGGGCATTCGCAGACCGCGGTACTAAAAACATTATCCCGGACAGCAACAACGAAGCGTCCGGACTTGCAAGTCTTATCAACGGCTTTCCGGCCATAACACAGGTTAAGCCAGAAATGGGCGGTATCCCACCGCAGAGAGCAGACTTTAACGGCATTCTATACATGCTTTCTGCCTTCTGCCTGTGGGCACAGTCTGGCGGTCAGTACACCTACAAAAACAACTTGCAGTACAACATTAACTGCATGGTGTTACACAAAAATGTGTTTTACGTCTGTCTCAAGGAGAACGGACCGGACACGACAGCGGGCGTAAAAGAGCCGGGCACGGACGGCGCGACGTGGCAAACCCTGCTCGAATTCATCGGGTCGCTGACGATGGACGAAGTGCAGGACGCTATAGACACGTCTATAGGGGAGATACCCAAACCGAAGCCGGTCAGCATGGGAGCTTATTCAACTGTAGGCACCAGCGGCGTAGCCGCTACAGATGGCTTTGTAACTTCAACAAGTTACAATAACACATCTATTACGGCGTACGTAAACGGCCTACAAGTCATGCACACGGCAGGCCGCAGTAAATACGGCCAAGGTGCTTGTTCTATTTCTTTCCCGGTCCCTAAACGGGCGTCATGGAGCGTTAGCGGTGCTAATTATGTAAGATGGTTGCCACTTTCTGAATAAAAAGGGGCGATAACTATGAGCGTCAACGAACCGCTGTATAACTTTGCGCGGGCATTCGCAGACCAAGGTACTAAAAACATCATCCCGGACAGCAACAACGAAGCGTCCGGACTTGCAAGTCTTATCAACGTAAACGGCAGCACTGTAGGTACTCTTAGTATGTCATGGAGCACTACAAAAGCAGGTTCTAAAGGGCATTATTGGGGGAACACAAAATCTAGTGCAGCAGCTAATACGTGGGCTTATAGTATCGCACAAGGCGCCACGATAGAGCTTACCAGCAGCGGCGGAACAAAGTTTAGCAGCTGCGCCCTACAGGTAACGCTTGGAAACTAAATCAATCAGAAAGGATGTTAGACACATGGAACATTACTCTAATGTTGTCAAGGCTATGATAGCGCGCAGCAAGGCCAGAGCGGCAGATATCGCCGACAAGATACAGGCCCGCGCTTATTATCAATTTCAGTACGTTCCGCCAGCAGGACCACTGCCCGGATACGCTATGGAGCAGCAGACAGAGGACGCGATAAATGAGATAGGCAACATCGCCTATTCGTCGGACGAGATAGCAAGGGAAGCGCGAGAGATTGCGCAGCAGGCTTACAACGCAGCGCAGGCAGCTATAGAAATGGCCACTAATGCCATAACAGCTGCGCAGAACGCACAGCAAACAGCGGATACTGCGCTTAATACTGCTAACACGGCAGTGACTAAAGCTGATAACGCACAGGCCAGTGCCGACGCTGCACAAAAGGCTGCCGACGCAGCGCAGAAATCAGCGAACGACGCTCAAACGTCTGCTAACAATGCGCAGTCTACGGCTGATACTGCCATTAAAAACGCTTCACAGGCACTATCAGCGGCTAACGAAGCTAAATCGTCTGCCGACCAGTCTAACCAGCGATTAGACGTCTTGGAGCCTATAGTTGATACTCTGCGCTGGTACGAAAACATCACAGATAACATCGACTTCAATACACATGTAGAGCTGGAAAGGGCGTTCCTTCAAGGCACGGCCAACACGCACGGCCCTGTTGCGGGTCCGGGCTGGCTGGATGTTGACGACGACTATAATGAAACCTATATCCGGCAGAAGTTTATCGCACAGGCTAACGGCGCATGTTATGTTCGCTTCGGCACCATTGTACCCGACAGTAGCCCTATCGAGGTAAGCAGCTGGACAGGCTGGGTAAAATATGCGCTGGCCAGCGAATTGACTTCTGCGGTCAAAACGATTAATAACAATATCACATCAATCAATGGAGAAATCACCACTATTAAAGGTAATATAACTAGCATTGAAGGCGATATCACAGAACTTCAAGAAAGTCTTGGCAATGCCGAGGGGGACATTACGACCGTAAAAAATGCGCTGGACGCGCATAAGGCCGATTACAACAACCCGCATAAAGTAACTGCCGCACAGCTGGGACTAGCGACGGTTTATAAATACAAGGGGTCCGTTGAGACATACGCCGACCTGCCGACCAGCGGCCAGAAAGTAGGCGACGTTTACAACGTCAAACAGGCAGACCCCAACCACAAAATTAAAGCGGGCGACAACGTGGCATGGGACGGGACAGCGTGGGATATCTTGGCCGGTGATACCGACCTTAGCGGCTATGCACAGCTTAATTCTGCTAACACCTTTACGGCGGCGAATACTTTTCGTGCTAACATTGCAGTTTCTAACGGTACAGCGGCCGGAACGGGCGGGAGTATTAGTTTTGGAATTTCTCCGACCGGTGAAACTGTTCAGACAAGAATAAGCGCCGATACATTAGGTGGATTGTTTTATAATACTAGTACCAATCAGCCGCACATATTCAGAACCGGTAATAACATTGATAGTTTCGCAATAAGAGATGACGGAACAACAACGGCTTTTTCTAACAACAACAATATCTTTGCAACTGTTGTTGACGCTTCCGGCGTTGCTAAATGGCTGGGCAATGCAAACACAGCGACGAAGCTTGCCACAGCCCGCACTATTAACGGCGTACCGTTCGACGGGACGCAGAATATCACCATAGAAGCTGGACAAGGTGAATTCTTGCCCCTGACAGGTGGCACGGTAACAGGACCGATTTACTTACCGTCTACCACTCCTACTACCGACACGCAGGCGGTAACCAAAAAGTATGTTGATGATAGCGTGGCCGGGGCTGGTGGCGGCGACGTCACGGCGGCTGGGGATAACTACTTTACAGGAAAGAACACATTTAATAGACCTATAACAGTGAGGGACGGCGAACTTGCTGGCATTGGTGGAACTATCACATTAGGCACGAAGCCTAATAGCGCAACAACGCAAGCAAAGATAAATTCCACTACTACCGGAGCAATGTATTATACAGCCACAGAAGGACTGGGGCACTTTTTCAATGTTGGCACAGCAGCAGTTGCCACAATAGGCGGCACTGCAACGACGGCTACACTTGACTTTTTAGCTAATAGTATTCTAAAGTATAGCACTTCAAGTGGTTTAAGAGTAGGTGGCGGCGGTACAAGCCAAATCATAGGTTTTTACCCCGAGGCAGCCGATAACACGGCAGGTATGCGGCTTTCAAATCAAGCAGAAGCCATTAGCACTGACTACAGTATATTTTCTTTACAGAATAATTCTGCTATCAGCTATACGAAAAATGCAGCCTTGCAAGTTGGAAACTTTAAGATATTAGAAGTTGACAGAAATAACAATAATGTAACTATAAAGGCAGACAGTAATGGGCAGATACTATTCACGCCGAACAACCTAGCCAGCAACACAAGCAGCATTGATAGCAATGGTAACTTTTATATATCACAGGGCTTAACGGTTGGCTCAACGTTAAATACTAACAGGTATAACGGCGCTATTCGAGCTGGGAACAATGAAAACTGCCTTTACTTTGCGGGAACAGCGGAAAATACTCACTTCGTAGCGCCAAATACAGGGGATACCGTTAATTATCAATCCAATGCGAACTGCTATCTAATTAACTGTTCGGTCAACAACCCGTCGAGTTTTAATATGAATATTTCACCCATGAACTTCAAAGCGACCTTAACAGATGTGCCTCATATGTGGAAGACCTTAACCATTTTGTTACCTGTGGGGGCTACTGTTCCGGCGGTAACTTGGAAATTCCCGACGGGTAGCGCAGTCTACTACCCGAAAGGTGTTGCGCCGACTTTAACGGCAAATGCGAACAATATAATTAATATTATAGCAATAATGAATTATACAGGCAGCTTTTCAATTCAGGTATTCGACACAGTAGTCCTGCCGTATAGCGGTTAAGAAAGGGGTTTGAAAATGGATAAAAAAACAGTATATAGATACCAAGGGACTGACTACACCAGTATTAACGCGTTGCGGCGAGCTATGCCGAATGTATCACTTCCAAACACATTGACAGATGAACAGTGTAGCGCGTTAAATATATTAAAATTAGAATTAAATTACAGTACGGATGAAGCCCGAGCTATACGCATTAGTCAGCTATATCAAGAATATCAGTCCGAATTAGTAGCCCCCACAAAGTACGAAGTCAACGGTAAGACTTACTACATTGACAGGGACACGGACAACATTATTAAATTTAATTCGGCGCATGAAGTTGCAAAAATGAAAGGCGATAACCTTTTTAGGGCAAAAAATGAAGCGGGAGAATATGAGCTTGTAACATTAACGGTAGGCGACTTTGAAAGCATTTTATTAAAATCCGCCTTGCTGCAACAATCCGCGTACAACCGCTTCAAGCAAGCACGGGACGCGGTAAACAAATATAAACGTGCAGACAAGATTTTTTCAGTTGAATTTTAAAAAAGTGTGTTATAATTTTAAAAACTTAATTAACCACAGAATAATCGCTACAGTTTACCAAGCTGACAGTCTTTCTGTTTTTGAATTTATTTTTCCTAACTTATAACCAAAAAGCAGAAAAGCAAAAAAGCAGGGCTTTTGCCCTGTTTTTTTATTTTGCAATTTTTCAAAAAAATACTTGACAACAGGACGAAGGGGGGCTATAATATAGACAAGAGGTAAGGAAAAATAAAAAAATAAAGGGGGCAATATAGACTGCGAATATCTTGATATGCGTTACCCGAAAGTTGAAGAAGCAGACGAGGAATAAAATGCAAGATAGTAACGCTGTTGTAAAAAAGATATACTGCATTGTTATAAATGGCAAGATACAAGAAAAGTTAGATTTTGATAGCATGGAAATAGCAAAAGACTACATAAAACTTTTTAGTTTGAAATACCGCCAAAAAAACACGATTGCTATTCGTGAAATATACCGAATAACTACAGATATCATTATAAGAGAGGTTTACCAGAATGTGGATTAAAGATAAAGTAAATGACTGTTATAAAATGTCACATAGCCATTTAATCACGATAGAAAAAGTGAACCGACACTACATATTATATTTTCGAGATAGAATGATAAAATCTTTTCCGACCTTGACGGCGGCAAAGCAGTACGGGGATTTTTTTCAACTAGATTCACATACCCGGTACGCGATTTATTTAATTCATAATTTCGGAAATTGCACAGGCAACAATTTAGGCTACTACACTGGAACAATAGGACTTCAAGGCGATATATATGTACCGGGACACGTTCCAACAATCAATGGAGAAGTTAAGCTTTATAAAACGTTTGCAAGGGCGAAACAAGGCGCACAGGCGATATATAACAAGTGCGGCTATGTGCAAAAATTTGAAATTCATACAATAGAAATTCGTGCCAACGATAAAAAGGAAATAGTAACAGTTAGCCAGTGTAGGAAAAGATATTCCGCTATTTGAAGCGGATTAAAATGTATAGGAGATGAAAAAGAATGAATATAAAAGCTTATGCGTGGGACGACGAAGATTACGGGGGAAGTTATTTTGTGTGGACTACCACGCCGGGAAAAGCTAAAGCGTTGCTTGCTGCCGAACATGATAGAGAATTTACAGAAATGCGGGTTTACCGTGTTCCGTGGGCTGATAAATATAGCGAAAGTAAAATAATACCAGCAAAAGAATTTTTAAGTAATGGCTGGGAGCTGAATTGCACAAACTGCGGGAAAGTTGTTCGTAATGGTACAGCAACAGTTTTAGACGAAGTAGAGGTGCTATGTGACGAGTGCGCGAAAGATTGGAACGAGAAAAGAGGGAAAAAATGAAGATAGAAGATTTAAAAGTAGGGAGAGTATATAGAGCTAAACGCCCTAGAGTTGTACACACATTGGGCGGCAGCTATATCAATGATAGGCAGATACTCTATATATCGCCATTTGAGGAAACTATTCAGTACGATAGCCCTAAAGTCGGTTTTGGGTCAAGATATCCAGTGATATCTGTTGAAAAATTTCTAAAATGGGCAGCTAAAGATATAACAGATAGCTTGCCGCCTAACGAATGGGAAAATATAAGAGGTGCAAAAATGGAAAGTAAATATATGACTTTAGAAAAATATGCAGCGACCTTGAAAGTCGGTGATGAAGTTACTATAGAATATCATTCAATGGCTGGCGATAGGCAGACAATAGAAAAAATTTTAAAAATTACCAAAAGCGGGACGATTTATTTAAGAAGCACAAATTGCAAGGACGCCATAAGATTTAGAAAAAATGGGCAATGGCTTGACAATTTTGGTTATCAGGGTGGATTAATTAGCGGATACAGTTTAAAAAATCCATATAAAAATCCATTTGACTTTACACGGGTAAAAGTATAGGGGAGGATAAAAAATGAAATATAAAAAGAAACCAGTAGCTATAGAAGCATTTCAATTTGATGGGGATTTAAAAGGAAGCGATGGTAAATATTATGTGCCAGAGTGGGCGGTCAAAGCATTTGAAGAAGGAATTTTGTACTTTGATGCTTTGACTCCAGATACTCCACCTATTGAACTGTTCATTAAAACTCTTGAAGGCACAATGCATGCTCCAGTCGGGAGTTATGTTATACAAGGAGTACGTGGAGAAATTTACTGCTGTAAAGAAGATATCTTCCTTGAAACTTATGAGCCTGTATTGGAGCGTGAATAAAAATATGGAAATTATAAAAAATATAACAGAAGTTAGTGATGTCTATTTTAATGTTGATAAATGGAACTCATATGATGGATATTGTATTGAAACAGATTCAAGACAATTATATTTTGTCATAAATAATGGACAAGATTGTTGTGAAAATTGGGGCTATTTATCTAGTGAAGACGATTTTGGAAGCTTTATTGGCAGTGAATTAAAAAATGTTTATGTTACCGATACTAAGTTGGGGACAATAGTATCAAACATGAAAGAAGATCTAGATGCTGGATCAGCTATGTTTATTAATGTTGAAACGACTAGAGGCTTGTTACAATTTGCTGCATATAATGAACACAACGGATATTACGGTCATGATGTACTATTGGTATCAAAATATGATGACAAGACCGTTATTGAGGCTGACGACGTATTGTGACAATGAAACATATATTATAATTTAAGGAGTTATGATAGATTATGAAATTAATAGATAAAGACGCTTTAAGCATGGAACTAATGAATGAAGTGTTAAACGCTTATGCAAAGGCTGATTTTCGTTTTGCTCATGCGTTAAACGTTTTTCAAGGTTTAATAGACAAAGCCCCTACAGTAGAAGAACGCAAGCACGGGCATTGGGAAGATATTGATTTAGATACGAGCGTATGCAGTGTTTGCAAAAAACCGCAAGAATACGAAACTAAATACTGCCCGGAGTGCGGGGCTAAAATGGACGGTGATAATAATGTTAAGTAAATATATCCAATATTTTTTAGATGAAAATAATTTAGAAATAGGCGAAGAATTTATGCTGACAAATGAAAATGGCAGACATATACATCCAGACAAAACATTTTTCTTTAACGGTAATCCAACCTCGTCAAGAGATATTTTAATATCTAAAGATGAAGAAAGATTTTGCCCGAATATATTACAAAGAATATTCAAGACGTTTTAACGTATGGGAAGTAGCAAGGATATAAACAATGAAAAGTGATATAGTATTAAGAATAGAAAAAGCGTTAAAAGAATATACCCCGTCAAAGATTGACGGGGTTAGAATTGCTACAGCACGCGGAATATTAACCGCGTATGAAATAGCCGTTTTAAACGGATTGAGTGAAGCTGGGAAGGTAGATTGTATAAAAGTTTGTGAAAGCTTTCTGCTGCCGCCTATAACCTACGGTATAACTAATCCGGAAGAACATTATATTACTTGTGAAAAAAAGAACTACAGGGGCGATGTTATAAAGACCTTTAAGGCTTTTGATTTACCTACCGAATTAATTACTATGTGCTTCGAGATAAAAAGCACTGTAAGCGATTTTAAAAGCCCTAACGGGCATAACTTGGTGGGTGATATTAACTACTACGTTATGCCGTCAGACACGTTCAAGCAGCTTGAAAAGCTGGGGCTACTCGACGAAGTGCCGCCACATATCGGCTTTATCACTGCACACGAAGGACGCTACAGTAAATTAAGGCTGATCACAAAAAAAGCAGCAACGAAGGTTACACCTGCTGTTGATAAATATATGCTGGCATGGTCAGCAGTGAAAGGGCGGTATATAAATAGCAGCGTCAGCAATAAGAAAGTAAATTCGGCGGCAATAGTAGAATGTAAAGGTTTTAAAGTGCGAGAACGTCAAATTTAAGTTATAAGCCGTTTAAATCATCAACACAAGGAAACATAAGCAAGATAAAATTAAAAGCCCCTAGCGTGTCACACAATCGACGCTAGGGGCTTTTTCTTAACCGTTATTCACGCAATCGGGACATTTACAGACAGAACGCCATTCAGTACCGACTTGCTTTTGTTTAGAAATAGTCCAGCCTAAAGACCGGGCTTTGATTTTTGTCTGACCTTTTGTTGAAAATGGGAACAGCTTTACTGCCCCGCATTTTTCGCAAACGACACCTGAAATGATACCTTTTAAATTCACTTTTTATACCTGCCTTTCAATATTTTTTCTCGACATTGCAAACAAACTGTCTGCTGAACTTTACGGTTAGATATAGCTGCTACGGCTTTGCTTATGCCGACACCGCACATGATACACATATTCCGTGTGTCATCATCTTTAGGTGGCGGCGTATTTTTGGGCTTAATAATTGGCGGTGCTTCTTCTGCCCGTTCCTGCTTAACAGGGATAATTTCGGGCAACGGCTTTTCTTTGCCTTTTTCGACGCTGGCGGCAACTAATGCGCCGACTTGCTGCGCTGCTTCGATTCGTTTCTGTATCTCGTTGCGCTTGGCGTCCGGGTAGGCGAAACGATAGTTACCGTTCCCGTCTTTAATCACAAGAGCTTTAATGATATGCTTTTTTTCGTCATATTCAATTTCTGAAACGAAAAAAGAAACATCATTGCTTAACGCTACATTTTTCGTTCGATTGTTGATATACGTTTCATATTTTTTTAGTATGAGCTGAATTTTGGGCGAGCTGTATAATTCCCGCCCTATACCCCAATTAGTAGCAGCGCGTTTAAAGGCGTCGGAAGCGCGCCCCTTGTTTGCTGCGACGTTGGATAATTCGCCTACATCTTCTTTAGTTATCCATTCTCCGGCTTCATTTTTTATGGATATTCCACAAATAAAGTCGTTCCCTTCTGCCCGGTGCGTTCTTTGCCAGCTATCCGCTCCGACATATCTATCAAGATAATACATATCAACACGAGCGTCTTTATAAAGCAGTAAATCTGCCTTATAGTATTCAACACGTTCGCCTTGTGCGTTCTCGGCATAGCACTTAATGATACGGTTAACGCGTATCTCTATATCTTCTGCGTTCAGTAATGGGAATTTAATCTGCATAGCTTTGCCCTTCTTTCTCATTAGTAATCCTTCAAGTTTGATTAAGCACATATTTAGTTATATTATTTATGTGTAGCGGCTTACTCCTTTTTTACGTCTGTGCGTCTTGTGCAGGCGTTTTTTTATTCGTCAAAATCCGCTGTTAAAGCTAGATGTTTTTCAAAAAATAAGTCTTTCAAAATCTCGACTAATGTTTTAACATCCGCCTTTTCTTCTGAATAGCCAACTATGTTGCACAAATCAACATATTCAGTATTGAGCGAGCCAGATTTAACAACTTGCGTAACAAATTGATTTATGTTATCGCAATGATAGACTTGTGACGGCTTTACAGGCATCAAGTAACCGTCTTTATTCGGCATTAAAGGATTTAATATGACCCTCATTTCAAAATCACCAGCAGCGCAAGAACTGCGCTTATAAAGTAAAGTAAATTCAGCAAGCAATGTCGCTGGTTGCTGACCGTGATAAAAAGTAAATTTAATATCTGACTAAATGTGTCGAATACCGCTGTTGCGGCAACAACACCAGTCCCTAACGCCATTAACACAAACCTCATTTGTAGCCCCCCTTTATTCTTATTATAAAGCGAATACGAGAAGGTGTCAAGTGAATTTTGAAAAAAATAAAAAGAAAAAATCCCTAGAATGTATAGCTGCATTCTAGGGATAACCTACTAAGATTTTTTTAATAAATCATACAGAAAGGATACTTATTTTGAAAAAGAAAATATGCGCTTGTGATGTTCTTGTTATTCACGACGTTAGGAACTATCGGGGAGCGGCTTTTGATTCGTTCGAGAACAGGCATTGCCCCCCTAACGCATTTGTAATTACAGAATTATTATAAACGGCACGGCTAAAAAAATCAAGCTAAAAATTTTTACAACTTTTATTTTTACTATATCTTGTGTTTTTATAGGCTAATACTCCGGTTTAAATACTATATATAGTTTATACACAGAGTTATCCACATTATCCACAACTAGACAAATTTATCAAATGAGGTTAAAATAAAAAAGTAGCAACTCTTTTCAGAGCTGCTACCTCATACGCAAACGCAACAAAAGAAACAATGTCAATAAAAATGTTGCTGACACTAATTATCAACTTATAACCTTATAACCTAAAGCAGGGTAAACGCCTAAACTTATAGCCTATAAAGGTTATGAGTCCCTTTTGTTACGCCTATATAGAAATTATATCTAAATTTTAAAATAATGTCAATATAAAAAAGTAAATGCTGACACTAGATTTTAACTAAATATAGAAAAAATTCCTTACCTCTATAGGAATGACACAGAATAACCCCACCTGTGTATAAAAAATGGTTGGTGCTGCAACGAGCCAAGTTTATAAAATTGTTGCCCCTAGTAGTTTTTTGATTGCAAAAACTATTAGCCGCTTTAGCTGTAGTGGGCTTTATGCGGGGAGGAAGTTGGCAGAGGTCAACCTACTCTGGTATGGTGTATATACCTTTAGACAGGCATAGTCTATAAAATATACGGCTGGCGGCAACGGGCGCAGAGTGCGCGGGGGTAAGTCATGGAGCGTGGGACGTTGGGGACGCTATGAAATGGCTAGCAATTCAACTATACAGCGACGGCGGGGACGCAATCGCAAAAACCTCTTTTCAGTAGACAGTAGTAATACTGTGTGCTGTTAGGGGTTTTTCTGCCTACCAGCTTCTAACAGGGACTATATTTTTTATTACCCTATTGACAAACAGAACAGAGGGGGGCTATAATATAAGTAAAGATAGGAGTTGATAATTTGTTTGAGTGGAAAACAATAATTAAAGTTGCTGCCGCCGCTGGATTAGTGAGTTTTGCGGTTAAATTAAGTGCCGGACTTGCCGAAGTGTTGATAGAATATCCTATATGGCGCGGCTGGTTAGGTGGACTGTAGAATGGCTAACATGATAAAGCAGTATGAAAAAGTTAGGGCTTTCAAGTGTTCTAGCAAAGAGTTTCCTGAGCTGGGAATAGTTATAGCCTTTGCCTACAACTACAGTGAGGCTAGGAATCTAGCTAAAGGAGTATTCAAAGAGGTTAACCCGGCAGTAAGGTATTTAGGCATTAGGGCAAGTATCGTATTAAAAGACGTACCCAAAGAATTGAATAATAAGGTATGCTTTAACGAGAATCACGAAGGGTATGAATTAGTTTCAGAATTTTTGTAAAAAGAAAGGGGTAAAACACTATGCTACAACCTATGGATTATTCAACGAAAGAGGAATTTATTAACGACCAATACGAAAAGTTATCAGAAACAGGGAAAACAAAATTCAGGATGAAAGTTGCAAAAAAAAGCATTGATTTAGATAGAGCTTTATATCTATGGTCATTTTTCGGCTGGTTTGGTTTTCATCAACTTTATTTAAAAAATTATGGCGCGTTTTTCGTTCGCCTTTTTACAATGAGTTGCTTTTTAACTTTATGGTTTAAAGACCGTTTTACCATTAAAGATGACGTAAAAAAATATAATACAGAAGTCGAATTACAAGCGATTTTAGAATTGATTTAGGGGGATAATATGAACGCTCAAGAAGCAGCTAGGATATTAGCTAAAGAAAACGACAGTGTTGTCGTTGTGGGAATAACAAGGGAAGCGTCAGGCGATTTAATCAGCGACGAATGTTTTTTAAATTTAGATGAATTTCATGCAGCCGTAGTGTGCGCGAATTTAGTAGGATACATTTTGAAAATTCAAAAGAGGAAAAACTCTATAGACCACATATTGAAAGGCGTAAAGCAGTTAGTTGATATGGGTATTCCGTTGGACGAAAAAACAGAAAGGGGCTTATAGCTATGGCAAAGAAAAACGGCAGCTTAAAATTAAAAATTGCAGCTTGTAAAAAATGCAAAAGTCAGCCAAGACTAAAATTGGGACTATCCTTTTACTTTGAATGTAACTGCGGACAGTCTATATCAGGCGCATATGGTGACGGAATTCTTGAAACGACTAGAAAATGGAACGAAGCCCAACGCGAGGACAAAAATGTTTGAAAACCAAACCTTAAATAAAAATCGTGTGCTACCGTCTGCTATGATATTAGACAGATTGAGCATAGAATGTATTGCTAAAGCTGCAACGAAAGAAAAAATCATAGAAAGCTGCTGCATTTCTAGCACTAAATTAGTTGAACAGTTAGTAAAAAGCGAGCCGCAATACAGTAAGATTGTAGAAAAAATGGCAGATGTATATATATCATTATCGCAGCTATTGATAACTTTACCGATACGGGACGACGATTTAAACGCTGCCATAAAACGTAAAATCACAAGAAAATTGAAACATAATCCGATATTAATTAAATGAGGAATAAAAAAACAATAAAAGAGTTCAGAGCTTTTTACATAATGGCTTCTTCTGTTTATGCTAAATCGTCAAGGAAACGCAAGTCGGGAGTAATCGTGCAATACAACAAAAAACATGGTAGACCAAGTTCCGAACATCCATGGGAAGTTATTATACCTAGAATAACAGTAATGCCGGGTTGGATAAGCTGGTAATTTAAAGGAGTGTGCGCTGGAGTAGGTATGGAGATTGGCCAGTATTTAGTTTGGAAAGTCTTGATGTAGAGAGGAGTAAAGGTAATGGCCCGTAGTTTTAACGAAAAAATGGAAAAGAAACGACAAGCAGAATATAATCGCTGGAAAGCAGAATGTAATCCGGTATGGCATCGCAGAAATCACTGGTTGCCTAAGTACAAAGAAGATGGCAGTGGAGGATTTCCTTTAGCAGCAAGCTTGTGCGGGATAGAGCCTGTTTATGCGGCAGAGGTTGAGCCATACCCGATAGCTGTTACTAACCCGGCACTTGGAACAGGACAGATTCAAATTAAAGATATTCACTATGTTACATATCAGTATAGAACGACATGGGAAATGTGCCAACTTTTAGACCAAAAGTATCTGCATAGTTCTCGTCGAACAATCGATGATTTTTATAGAGAGGCAACAAGAAATCAATGGATAAAGAGCTAAAGGCAATCTGCGGTGATGCCATCCATGAAATGAAAAAAATACCTGATAAAAGCATTCATTTGATTGCTACAGACCCTCCATATAATTTGAATAAGGACTATGGGAATACTCAAGATAGTTTAAAATTTGAAGAGTATATTGACTTTTCAAGGCAATGGTTGACCGAGGCAAACCGAGTTCTCACAGACAATGGTACTATTTATGTTTTTATGGGGATGCGATATATCTCTTATATATATAATATCTTAGAGCAAGAATTAGGGCTGACCTTCAACTCTTGGATAACGTGGTATTATACACAAGGGATTGGAAAAACAAAGGGTTTCTCCCCCAGACATGATGATATATTGATGTTTACAAAGAGCCCCAAAAAGTTTGTTTTCAACTTAGATGAGGTTAGAGTACCACAAAAGTTTTACCGCTCTGTGAACAATATGAGAGGCGCAAACCCAGGAAATGTATGGGAATTTTCGCATATGCACTATTGCAATAAAAACCGCAAAAAGCATCCTACGCAAAAACCAGAGGGACTGTTCGAAAGAATGATTCTGGCATCATCACTTCCTGGAGATACAATACTTGATCCGTTTGTCGGTAGTGGCACTTCATTAAGAGTGTGTCAACAAACCAATAGAAATGGAATAGGCATTGATATTAACCCAGAATATATCGAAATGACACGTGAACGACTTAAGGAAAAATTTACAGGATTTAATAGTATCGATGAAAGAATGAAGCGTGTACCAAATGACTTAAATGATGCAAATGTCCGCGAAATGTATATTCGCCACCATGTGGAATGGTTCTTAAAAAATCACCCAGATGCGATTGATGATTTTATGCAAGAAGTGCGTGAAAAATATGAAGCAAAGATGTATGAATCTGGTCAAATGGGGTTACTAAGTTCATTCTGCTGCACAAGCGAATAGAACATGCTCAAGACAAGACATAGGAAAACGTCCGACCATGACAAAGAAAAAACTACCGCAGACCATTGAGGAATGTAATGCCAAACTGAAACGCACACAGAAGCAGTTGCAGCAGTACGAAAACCGAAATAAGATGCTCAACCGCAAGCTGTCCGCCGAAAAACGCAGGGAGCGCAATCACCGTATTTTCCTGTTTGGCGGCTTTATGGAAAGCATCGTGCCGGAGCTGAAAACCATGACGGAGGACGAAGGCAAGGACTTCTTGTATCACATCGCAAAGAGTATGGAAGGAAATGGTATAGATTGAGCAGATACAGCAGGCTGTAACGGTAAAGGAGTGTGTGAGGATAAATGCTATACGCTAAATACGATAGACCGACACGCTGTATGTTTTCCGCAGCAAGCCTACAATAAATTTATACAAGAAGATATTAGAGCTACTCTTAAAGCAAGTGGCGGCACATATGGTGGCGGTAGTGAAAATCTTGTAGCCGAGCAATCTTTTAGTCCTATACGTTATATTGTACGAAGATTAACCCCTACAGAGTGTGCTAGACTTCAAGGCTTCCCAGATTGGTGGGGAGAAATTCCTAAAAAAGATAACCTCACAGATGATGAATATGTCTTTTGGCTAAACGCCAGAAATACTTACGCAAAAATCAACAATAAAACCACTAAAGAATACTCCAAAGAACAAATGCTCTCATGGTACAACAAATTACATAGCGATAGTTCTGAATATAAAATGTGGGGCAACGGTATAGCGTTACCAAACGCGCTATACGTTATGCAGGGGATAGCGGAAGTGGTGGGAGTACATCACTCAAAGTAAAATAAAAGCGTTGGTAGCTCAGGTAGAAAAGGTGAAGAAATGGTAGCAAAAAAGCAATCCACAAAGACAGCACAGCTATACGCCTATTCTTTTGACAGGGAAACATGGCAGGGTGATTTTAACAGCCGTGAGGAAGCAATGCAGGCGGCTATGAACGACGAACACAACAAAGGATGTCTAGTAGTATATACAGGGATTGCAAAGCTGTACATGCCAGCTTTAAAATCAGAAACAGTATTGGATATTCTAAAAATTGAAGCTGACGAGATAGCAGGAATTGCTGCTGCTGATTGGCTAAAATTAGAAGATATATCAGAAGAAGCCTGTTCCGAACTAGAAAAAACATTAACAGCAGCCGTTATCATACTGAAAAAAGGACTGCAGATGCAGTCTGCATAAAGATAAAAAGCTGTACCGTAGGGCATACGGGAACAGGATAAACATAGCTTGTGGACACTGTGTAAGACATTGCAGTACCGTAAAGTATTCGTCAATGCAGTAGTGGTAGAAACAAGAATCCCCCTGCTTTAGCTGTGGGGAGTGTCAAGAAAGCGTAAGCAGCGTACAGGCGCACGGCATAGACGATTACTTTAAAAAGAAATAAGGGAACACCCCTTGTTTTTACTGTGATATAATATAGTAAAAACAAGGGGTGTATTTTATGTGGACAAATTTATATGAAAACCTTAAATATATAATTAACAGGTTTGCGAATATTGATGTATGGGCATATGCTGTGGCTATATGGACTTTTGGATATAAGACGTTTGGAGAAGACTTTTGGCACGTCGTGATATTAGCTTTTGGATTAGTGCTTTATGATACATTTCTTAAAGTCGTTTATATTAGCAAAAAATATATACATGAAAATTTGACGCCGGATATACCTATTGAATTTATCTCACTCCGTAAAGCCCTATATTACTGCCTTAAAGCTGAAACGTGGAATAAGACTTATTTAAACAGTGCCGCCCTATCAAGGGTTATAGAAAAATTGCTTGTTTACAATGCAAGTTTAGTTATTGCATTTTATGCTGGGCAAGTAGTCCCGAATATTAAATTATTTTCAACAAATTTAATTTTAAACGACTTTTTGCCGGGTGTTATCACAGTATGTATATTAGTCGTGGAATTATCCAGCATAAACGAGAATCTAATAGAGTTAGGATATAGCAGTATTGCTAATGCAGTAAAAAAGGTTATTGAATATGCTGTCAATAAATTTTTGCCTACCACGAAATAACGTGCTAAAATGGTAAAAAGGAGTGATAAACATGGTCAAAGAAATCCAGTTTCAGCGTAGTAAACAGCGCATTTTCGCAATGGATGAAAGCTATAATGTTATTGGTGATTGGGAATGTCGTGACGATTTTGTTCCGGGCTACAACGAAGCAGGCGACCCCCGTGGAAGCTTACCGGACGGCGTTTATACAAACGTAAGCGCAGAAGTTACTAACGGCGCATATGGCGCAGCTTATGGCACATTCTATATCACTACCCACGACCCACGAGCAAGAGATATTCACGGTGGCGGCAGCGGCTTGCCTAATCCGTTTGCAGGACGTCAAGGCTGGGTACCGACTTACGGCTGTCTGCGTATGCAGAATATCGACGGCGAAGAATTAAGCAGAATGATTATAGAAACAGGAAACAACGTTGTTTTAACAGTAGTACCATAAAAAACAATACTTAACATTTACGTCAAAAAGCAGGGCAAATGCCCTGCTTTTTTATTTTGCGATTTTTTCAAAAAATACTTGACAACAGGACGAGGGGGGGCTATAATATAGACAAGAGGTAAGAAAAAACAAAACAAAAACAAAATCAGAGAGGATAGGCTGCTTATGATTTTTATGGTAAATGATAAAAGAATTGAAATTTATATCCACGAAATTGGGGAAAAAACTAAATTCCCTGTGTTCGTGACATTACCGCCAAGTATCATCAGAAAAGTAACATTCTTAAACAATGAAGAATGCACGACATCAGAATCAAATTTAGAAACTATTTTTATTATAGCTCAAAAAACATTGAATTTATGGAACGAAAAAGCTGAACAAGAAAGCGAAAATCCGAGGTATTTCAAAATTTGCAAAGTGGAGTTATAAAAATGTTTTTAGAAAATGGATTAAAAGGGCTGGTAATAAGTCTTGTTACTGGTATAATTGGAATAGTAATCACGTATTTATTTTGGTGGATTTACCAAAAAATAAAAGGGGGTTAAATATGTGGAACTTAATAAAAGCAGTATTACTAGCCTTATTATTGCTGCCTGTGCCGGGCTTGTGCTGGGCGCAGGAGCAACCTATTACTATTACGCACGGGCAGGCGGCGAAATGGACAAGCGACTTGCAGCAGCTACAGCAGGAATTAACGCAGCTAGAGAGCAGCAGCAACGAGAAATCGCAGAGTTACAGGGACTTGTTATCGCGTTACAATCAAATGTCGGAGATAGTAAGCAAGTTACAGAACAAATTAGAGATAGCCGAACAGAACTCGAAGAACTTAACAGAATCCTTGACAGGGAAAACGCAGCAGTTAACGAGCTTGATATCCGAGAAACAGCAGACAGAGAAGCTATTAGACGAAGCAAACAAATTGTTGACAGCCTACTCAGAGAGCTGCAAGAAAAAACTGGCAATCATTAAAAGGCAGCGAAATGCCGCATATGTAGTTGCGGCAGCCGCTTTAACATATAGCATTATAAAAAAATAAAAAAGGGAGTGCCGAAATGTCAGACAAAATTAAACCGTTAAAAGAAAAAAATTCAACAGTTTCAGAAGAATCAGTAAAATTAAAGCCCGAAAAAGAATTAAAGCCGTATTATGTAAAAATCACCGTTGAGCAGCAAAAGCAGTTTGAAACAACAAAAAACGCTATAGCTGAACATAAGCGATACACAGAAGCGACGGTAGACGCCGCCTATGGTTTTGTATTAAAGAATGGGTCAGAAAAATTAACAGCCAGCCCGGAAGCTGCAAAACAAGCGGCTAACTTATTCAAGGACGCTTCACTTTTAATCAGTGAAAGCAATGTATTAGAGTGCCTTAACCAGCATATTATAGGCTTGCTTGAAAATAACAAATTGGATTTAGTTAAATTGGTTGAAAGCCTAGATGATAAAGAATTAAAAATTCTTGCAGGGCTGATTAGTGCGCGCCTGCCTCAAGACACAGCAACATTAAAAGACGGAGAGTAAAATGGGGGGGTTACTGGGCAGAGATAATCCTTTAGGCAGTGCGTTCGAGCTAATCAACAAGCGTATAGAAGAAGAAGCGGAAGCAGAAAAAGAAAAGCGAGCTTTGACTTACTGGAATGTAACGAAGAATTGCTTAAATTGCACTAAAAATTTAAAATGCAATTTACCACGTTCCGCAAGAAATGCGCGTTGTAGGTACTTCGAGCCGTCAGAGTATCACTTGAAAGAAATCCGTAAACACAACTATGAAGTAAGTTTGCGACGACGCCAAAAATTAAATTCATAATACTAAAAAGCAGGGTATTTGCCCTGCTTTTTTATCTTGCAATCTAAAAAAAGACTTGACAACAGGATAAAGGGGGGCTATAATATAGACAAGAGGTAAGGAAAAACAAAAATAAAGGGAGCGATACCATGATTACAGAAAACAGAATTATCAACAGAAAAAATTTAAAACAACTGTGTATTGATTTTGATTTATACACTCTTGGAACTTCCGAAGAATATGAGGAAATGTTAAGACGAGGAATATAATGATAACTGCATTTTCACTAGGCACATTATTATTTTTGGCAGCCTTTATGATAAATATTTATATTATTCGCAGATTTTAAGGGAGTGATAAAGTGATTAAATTAAAAAAAGAAAAGAAAAAAGATTTTGTTTGCGACGGGTGTGGAAAAGGTTATATTGGGGCGAGCAGGAACAGCTTTATTATCCGCGTAGCCGGATACGAAACCTATAATATTCAGCTTTGCAATGCTTGTTTATTATCGTTAAAGAAAAAAATCAATAAAGAGGAGAATGAATAATGCAGAATATCAGCATTGAAGCAGCAAAGGCAAAAGGATTTATAAGCGGCTACCGTGTTGGACGAATTATTTTAGCCTGTTCGATTGAACGCTGGAAATATGGAAAGCTGCTAAAAGAACTGCGGGAAGATTGCACGAATATATTTAAATTCCATACAGGGCGACGCACACGGTATTACTATGACCCCTTCGAGGTGCTGGAAAAAATCAAGGGATATAAGCAGTATGGTAATAGGCATTTGAGCAAAGAAAAAATAGATGAATACTGCAATTCGGTAAAAGAAGCTAAAGAAAAGAGTTTAGAAAAATGATTGATTGCCTAAAATGTTACCGCCTGCGCCGCCATAATGATACTGTTTACTGTCCGTTTTTAGACCTAAAAGAATGCGTTAGAGGGGAACATTATATAAACATTGCAAGCCTGCCGTTTAAACCCAAACAGGAAGAAATTCCCCCCCTGCCGCCGAAAATGGTGAAAGCAATTCCACCGTTTAAACCACACCCAAAGAGCCCGCACGATTGGGAAAAGTTTCATAATCAAATTTTTGAAATGAAAAATAACGGTGTCAGCTCATATAAGATTGCTGCCGCAGTGGGACTTCCACAAACGTCAGTATTTAACTATATGAAACGATACGAGCAGCCTTGAACGATTTTAAACAACAAGCGCAACACATTACACCTAAAACAAATAAAAAACGCCCATATGGAGATTATGGCGCGGAAAGAGGTAGAAAATGGACAACAAACTAGATATAAACGTAACGGAAAAGAAAGTAAGTGATGAAAACTTGCTAAAAACAGTAGAAGAAGCGTTAATGCAAAATGAACTCTGCTTATTTATGAGTGAAACGGGTACTTTTATGACTACAGGAACAACGGACGACGCAGAAGAAATCTTTTTGAAATTGCAAAGTGTTTTGCTTGCAGGCTTTTTGAGCATGGAAAAAGCAACAGATTATGATATTGAACAAATTTTATTACTACAACTAGAAGCAGTGAAAGAAATAAAAAAAGAGCTTTCAGGAGTTACCCCCCCGAAAGGAAGTATACTGCTTAAAGGGGAGAGTGTTTTAAATTGAAATCATTAAAGGATGTAAAGCCCGGCGATAAAATATTTGTTTTAAATTTAAACCGTGGATACTTGAAAGAGCCGCAGATAGAAATATTAACCGCTAATAAAGTTGGAATACTTTATATTTATACTGATTATGATAAATACAAAAAATCAAATGGAGAAGCTGTAGAATCATCTTTAGACGTCAAAGCTTTTGCAACGCTGGAAGAAGCCGAAACAGGGCTATTTATGATTAAAGCGCGCAAATATTACCGAAACAGTATAAAAGTAGACGACATTACTTATTCACAAATGAAAGCTATTTTTGATATTTTAGGAATCGACACGGAAGAAGTGATAAAATGATTGAATACGGGCGATTTTTTACTAAACTTTACCGCATTCGACGGGGATATTATCGGCGCAATATCACAATTCGCTTGTCGGTAGGCTATGAATACCGACTAAAGAACAAAGAAATATTTAAAGAGGTTTTTGTATCGTTGCGGGGGCGTAATATCGCCACTTTTAAATTTAGGGAGCAAATAAAATGAATGCTAGAGATATCATTAAGTTAGCTGCAAAGCTTTATATTGATGACTATTTAAAGAAAAAGACGACGATACTAGCTAACGCCGAAAAAGGTAAAGATAAGTGATTTTGCAAAATATCTGCAAAAAGCAATAGAAACGCAACCGAAAGAAGAAAGAGCTAAGCACAGAAAATTTTTTGGAGAGCCTATAAGTTTTTGCAGGTGCGTAGCTAGAGGAAACCTTATGGCTAGTATATTAGTCGAAGAATTCAATTCAGAGGTTAAAAAATACAGAAAATGTAACAGTATTCTGTTTTTGCCTACGTCAAAAGCTTTAGATAGTTTAAATCCTAAAGACGCAATAGAAGCAAGCGCAATAAATTTTTTTAATGAATCTTGTCAGGCGTAAATTGTGGAAAGAAATGTTTTGGTCAAGAAGCTATTGCTTGCTGACGACAGGCGGTGCTCCTATTGAGACAATTCGTAAATACATAGAAAATCAAGGCAGGTGATTATAGTGAATAAGGCATACCGATACAGGCTCTACCCGACAATTGAACAGAAGATTATGTTTGCCAAGACTTTCGGCTGTGCCAGATTCATCTATAACAAGATGCTTGGAGATCGACTTGATTACTATAAGGAAACAGGCAAGAAGCTGAACAATACACCTGCACAATATAAGGAAAAATTTCCTTGGCTGAAAGAGGTTGACAGCCTTGCTCTCGCCAATGCCCAAATAAACCTGAACAAGGCGTATAACAACTTTTGGAGCAATAGGAAGCATTTTGGCAAGCCACGCTTCAAGTCGAAGAAAACAGGTCATGCTTCATATTCTACGAACAACCAACATGGCTCTGTAAGAATCGAGGGAAACAAAGTCAAGCTGCCTAAAATAGGCTGGGTAAGGCTGTGTCTGCATCGTCCATTAATGGAGAATAGCACCATAAAGACTGTAACCATAAGCAAAACACCGTCAGGGAAATACTATATCAGCATTTTGGTGGAGTATGAAAACCAAATACTTCCCATCGTACCTAAGAACTTTCTTGGATTGGATTTTGCTATGCACGGGCTGTATGTTGCTTCCGATGAGGACAATGCCGATTATCCAAATTTCTTACGGGAAGCCGAAAAGAAATTGGTAAAGGCACAAAGAAAACTCTCCAAAAGACAAAAAGGGAGCCGTAACAGGCATAAACAAAGACTGCGTGTGGCTGTACTCCATGAGAAGATTGCTAATCAACGCCGCGACTTCCTGCATAAGAAAGCTCGTTATCTTGCGGACCGCTATGATGCGATTGGTATAGAGGACATTAGCGTAAAGGCCATGGCGAAGCGAAAGAAGGGTGGCAAGTTCAGCTTTGGTAAATCCATATCCGACAATGGCTGGAGCATGTTCACAAGCATGCTGGAATACAAACTTGCATGGCAGGGTAAGCAACTTATCAAGATAGACAAATGGTATCCAAGCAGTCAGCTATGCCATGTCTGTGGCTACCAGAACAATGACACCAAAGACTTGTCTGTGCGGGAATGGGATTGCCCTAAGTGTGGCAGTCATCATAACCGTGACAAGAACGCTGCAATAAATATTAGAGAAGAAGCTAGGCGAATATCTGCCTAGCGTAACTCATAAAGTACCGTGGATCACACGGGAATCTACGCCTGTGGAGAGAGTGTAAGTCGCCACAACTCGTCGGAGTTAGTGGTGCTGTTCTCGCTGAAGCAGGAAGCTTCCGCCTCTATAGGCGGGGGTACGTTCACTAAATCTATATGGCGAATCAATTTACAGTAAATAAAAAAGCAGAGGTTTTAACCTCTGCTTTTTTTGCTTTCTCTATACAATTTAACAAAAGATGGCAGGACTGTTATTTCTTCGTTGACTTCTGTAAGCCGCAGTACAGCAAACGGTGCGCCGTTGGTATAACGCTTATGGATGTTTACAGAAACAATGCGGCTATCTGTATCAAATGCCAAGCCCTCTGCGGCGTCTGTGATGTTTTTAAAAAGGTTATCGCAGTCCGGCTTGACTTTTGGAAATTCTGCGCCGACATCAACAGCGGCTTTAAACTTCTTACTTTTTGACGCAGGGACAGGTAAAAAAATATATACCTCACAAAACAAGGCGACATCTTTAAAAAAGATACCCGACTTTTGAACAGCTTGCTTAATACAGTATTCGCACTGCTGGCGGTAGTAAATAGAAGCGTCTTTATAGTAGGCGATAGCATGAGGCAAAGGAACGCCGTTTTTGCCCCGTGTGGCGATTTTAGGGCGGCTTTGCGGGATTGCCTCGCCGTCGATAAAAACGGTTAGCTGACGGGCGTCAGGCGCGATATTTAAGGTATATAATGCGTTATCAATATTCATACTTAAACCTCTTTACTTTCCAAAAAAGCCTTACTGGTAGGGTTTATTTCGCATTCAGTCAATAAAAGCTGCTCCATGCTTACCCCGAATAACTGCGCCAGTTTATACACGTTGAGCGCATTCGTTTTTAAGATTGAACGGTCAGGAGATGAACTAAAAGCATTAAGCGTTTTAAGCGGGATACCTGTTATCTCTGCAACAAAGCGACGGGACATTTTAAAAATGTTGCGGTAATATTCCACTGCGCTTTTAGCGTGGGTTATCGAATCATTTTCGATAAGCAGCGTTTTTTGAGTTATTAAAACTCTATCCATAAAGTTATCGTCAGTCAGCTCAATCCTGCGCCCTTCAACTACAAGAATAATATTATATTCGTTATCGTCAAGAATATTTACTGTAGTTTTATAAGACCAAAAACCAATTTTTTGAGTTATGAAATTCAAAATACAATCAATAGGCACAAACAACGTATATTCCACTTCATCCACAAAATTAATAGCCTGCCGCCTATCAGGAAAGTTATAGACTTGATATCTTGGCGAGCCTGTTTCGTAACTGCTTATGATTACTGTTTTTCCAACGCCATAATCTATTAAATGCGCTATATCAGGCAGATAGTCGGGATTGTTGTATCCGTAAATAACGTGTGATATAGAAGGATATCCGATAACGACGCGCTTACACTCGTATTTGTCGAAAAAGTCAAAAATACTACTACAGGGAAGGTTAAAGCCCTCAATTAATTCAGCTTCTGTATAAGATTTTTGTGTCATCATAGCTCCCCCTAATGGTTTTATATTATTGTATCACGTAAACATGATAAATTATAGTTTTTTAAAGATTGTGCTATAATGAAAACAAAAAGGGGGGCGTAACATGGCTAGTCCAAAACGCAAACGGCCAGCCGTTGTTCGCATAGCTGGCGAAAAACGGGTAGCGAACGACCGTGAAAAAAAGTTTGCAAGAGAATATTTAAAATGCTTTAATTTTTATAAAGCAGCAAAAGCCGCAGGCTTTGCAGAAACAACAGCCCGGCGCACGGCATACATGATTTTTTCCCGCCCGTGGGTGCAGGAGTATGTAGAAGAACTGCGGGCAAAATACGAATTAGACGATATTGCAGAAGTTAAAGAAGTAATCCGCAGCTATACAGACCAAATGCGGGGCAAGGTCAAAGAAACAATAGAATATAAAAAGTACGTTCTTAAAAAGAATCAGGAAACGGGGCAAATGGAAAAGATATATACCGACGGTTACATCATGGAAAACACGCTTATAAAAGCGGGTAGCGAAAATATGGGTAAATATCATAAGCTTTTTGGAGAAAACTCTCTAGCTATAGCTTTAGCCCCGACAATCGTTGCTGATGTACCAGCCGAGCAGCCAGCAGAAGAAAGTGAATTGCCGACCTACGACGACGCGCTAAAAGCAGCGCAGAACTTTGAAGATTTAGCGAAAAAGATAAATGACCCCGCCAAAGATTAATTTAACTGACTGTATCGGCAAGGCTTTCTATAAAGTTTATCATCAGGTAATGAATCACGAATTTACGCATTATTGGTTTAGCGGTGGGCGTGGTTCGTTGAAGTCGTCGGCTATAAGTATATTTATAATCATGCTTATGCTGCTAGACCCAACTATAAACGTTATTGTTTTCCGCAAAGTTGGATTAACAATAAAAACAACAGTTTATGAACAGATAGCATGGGCTATAGAAAAGCTGGGGCTAAATGATTTTTTTATAGCTAGAGTATCGCCGCCGTCGTTTATATACAAGAAAACAGGTCAGAAAATATTGTTTTGGGGACTGGACGACCCCACCAAACGCAAGTCCGTAAAAGTAAAAAAAGGTTACTATGCTATAACATGGTTTGAAGAATTAGAAGAATTTTCGGGAATCGAAGAAATAGAAAAGGTATTGCAATCAGTGCTGCGTGGCGGCGAGCGTTTTTGGTGCTTTTATTCATATAACCCGCCTGCGTCTATGCAAAGCTGGGTGAACAACGAAGCCTTGAAATCTCGTCCCGATAAGCTGTTACACAAAAGCAACTATCTGCAAGCCCCGCCCGAATGGGTAGGGAAACAGTTCCTCTACGAAGCATCAGTTATGGCAGTATATCAGCCCCGCAGGTTTAGACATGAGTATTTAGGTGAAGTCACAGGAACAGGCGGCGAGATATTCACCAACTTAAAACTGCGACCAATCACGAATGAAGAAATATCGCATTTCGATAATATTAAGCGTGGGCTTGATTTAGGCGTATCAATCGACCCTATGGCGTATATGACTATGCACCTAGATACGGCAGCACGCAAGCTATATATTTTCAATGAATACTATGCCCGTGGCTGTCCGAGTTGGACGTTAGCAGAACATATAAAAAAGGAAAATCCACGCAACAGGCTTATAGTAAGCGACATCCAGCATGAAACATTAATGAGCCTAAAAAGCTATGGGATTAATGTTATTCCGGCTAAAAAGGGGCAAGGCTCGAGAGAATGGGGCTATAAATACTTAACAGATGATTTGTTAGAAATCGTTATAGACCCTATGCGCTGCCCGAATGCAGCACGAGAATTCGCCCAATACGAGCTAAAAAAGGATAGAAACGGTAACTATATCGCAAACTACCCTGACGGCAACGACCATACTATAGACGCCGTTAGATATGCATTAGAAAACAGTCACCCGCCAATGAAAGTAAAACGTAAATAAATAGGGGGAAAAGAAATGAATAACAGCAAAAACGCGCAGAAACGTATTAGACAGAAAGCACTGAACACCGCCCGAAAAAATAGCGGCAACGAAAATCAGGCTTTCAACAACAAAGAACGAATCAGAAAAGACCCAAGACTAAAAGCATTAAACCTTATTAACCCGGTAGAAGGTACGCCAAGAGTACCGACCCTTGCCGACATCAAAACAATGTACGGTGCGCCAGCTACGCTAGCAGAGGTAGACGCAGATACCCAAAAAGCAAATGACGCTGCTATAGGTCAATGTCATTCATTGCTACATCATGCTATCTCTATAATGGGCATGAGTGCATACCCGCAATTTTTAGGCTACGGTTATTTAACAGGGCTTGCACAAAACGGGCTTATTCGGGCAGGCTGTGAGATGATAGCAGATGAAATGGTAGAAAAGGGCATAACGCTAACAACAAAGGGCAACAATGACCCTGATACCGATAAACAGGCAAAGCTGGACAGACTTAACGAATTAATAACCAAGATAAACCTGCTACCGACACTACGCAAAGCGGTAAGTATCAGTAAGTATTATGGCGGTAGTTTAGTATACATGGACTTCGACGGAATCGACACCGCCAGTGAAAACCTGCTAAATCCATTAATTTTAACGAAGAACGAATTACGAGGTAAAAAACTGCGGCGTTTGAAAGTTATAGAGCCGTATAACCTTTCCCCCGGTCAATACAACGCAGCAGACCCGCTGCAAGAATATTACTTCAAGCCACGATATTGGTTTGTTATGGGCAAAGCGGTAGACGCAAGCCGCTTCCTGCCGCCAGTGCAAGAAAACGAACTGCCGACGATATTACGACCCGCTTATAACTTTTTTGGTATCCCGCTTGCACAGATTGTATTAGACGCAGTAGCGCACTTCACAGAATGCAGAGAAGCAGAAGCAAGGTTATTGACCAAATTCAGCTTAACAGTATTCAAAACAAATCTTAACGAGCAGATTTTTTCGGGCGGTGACTGGGCGCAGATTGATAACCGTGTAAATAACTTCGTACAGTATCGCAGTAATGATGGCGTCATGCTGATAGATAAAGAATCGGAAGATATTGATATAAAATCAACGTCGTTAGCTGGCGTAAAGGATATAGTAAGTCAGGCAATGGAGATTGTAGCGGCTTACTTCAATGAGCCTGTAACAAAAATGTGGGGCTTAACGCCGTCCGGATTTAATACAGGTGAAAGTGATTTAAATAACCACTACGACCACATAGCCAGCCAGCAAGAAAAGCAACTGCGTGACCAAATAGAATACGTCTTAAAGGTACTACAAGTGCAGGAATGGGGAGAGATAGATAACGAGATAACTTTTACCTTCAATCCATTATCAGAAGAAAAAGAAGAAAGCATAGCTACTGTAAACAAAATCAAAGCTGAAACGCAGCAGATTTATATATCTAATGGTGTTATCAGTCCTGACGAGGGCAGAGAGTGCCTGAAAGCTGACCCGAAAAGCGGTTTTAACAACCTCAATGAAGAAAGCGTACCCGAGGAAGAATTAAGCGAGGAAGAACGCGAACTGTTAGGATTGACTGAAAAACGGGAAGTTTTGAGCATTGATGAAAAACCAAAAGCAGAAACAATGAATAAACAAACAGAATAACTGATTAAAAATTAAGAAAATGGGCAAAAATGCGGGATTATATCAAGTAGCCCCGCATAAACCTTACAAAAAGGGGGCTAATGTATGGCGTCGAAAATCAGACGACGGCGGCGACAGGTAACTATACCGGGAATACCTGCCAGCGTCGGAATACAGAACGAATACGCCCGTTCGATACGCCGCTTAATAAAACAAATGGAAAAGGCAGCGTTAAAGTTTGTACTTGAAAAATACAAGCTGTTTAGAGCGTCGGAAATGGTAACGAATGACGCGCCCATTGATTTTGATAACAGACGCTTACAGCAGCTTATTGACGCTATAAAAGCGCGTTTCGGCAGATATATAAGCGAATGGGAAGCCGAGGAACTGGACGCTATAGCCAGCAAGTTTATCGGTAAGATAGATAAACAGACTAAAGCGGGGCTTATGGCTAATCTAAAAAAAGCGGGCATTGTGATAGATTTTCACATTAGCGCCTTACATCAACCGCTGCTTGAAGAAATGGTAGCGAGCAACGTAAATTTGATAAAGAGTATTGCCCCTAAATACTTTGATAAATTGACCAATGTTGTAATTGACAGCGCACTTAAAGGGCGGGATATGGCAAGCATATTTCAGCACATAAAAGACCTTAACAAGGTTACAGAACGGCGGGCAGAACTGATAGCCATAGACCAAACCAACAAGGCAACGCAGGCGTTAAACGTTATGCAGACGAAGGATATCGGTATAAAAAAAGGCATATGGATACATATACCCGGCGAGAAAAGCAGCCGTAAAACACACATTGCAATGAATGGAAAGACATTTGATTTAGACGAGGGGCTTTATGACGAAGATGTAGGCAGAAATGTTTTACCGGGAGAACTGCCATATTGCAGGTGTGATTTTCGACCCGATATCACCGAATTACTCGCTAACGAGCAATAATTAAGTTAACCTGTGATATAATCAAAATAACAAATAAAGACATTTGTATAAAAATAGTTAAAACGAAAGGGCTGACCATATGGAACGGGAAAACAATATTTTAGCGTTTGACGCCGCCATAACAGCGCGCAGAATAGACGAAAACGGATTTATGCACGTTGACGCCTGCCCAATCAGTAAGGCGACTGTAAACCCGTATTTAGGGCGTGAAATTCCGAACTGGCAGGATTTAGGCTTAAACCCCGAACGTGTCTACTATGGACTGCGTGACCCGGAAGAATTAGCGAAAGCTGCCCCAACATTTAACGGCTTGCCGCTAATGCAGGGACACCATGACTATACCGCCGACGCGCCGCCTAAAGAATATCAGGTTGGCAGCACAGGAACAGAGGCACGCTTTGAAGAACCGTATTTGTTGAATGCGTTATCTATCACCGATAAAAAGGCGATTAAATCCGTCGAGGACGGAAGCTGTAAGCAGATATCTTGCAGCTACCGTTATACACCCGATATGACCGCAGGGGAATATCAGGGCGCAAAATATGATTTTGTAATGAGAGATATTCGAGGTAATCACGTTGCCCTTGTACCGCAAGGCAGGGCTGGCAGTGATGTAGTTGTATCCGACAGTTTACCTGTTGAGATAGAAAAAACAACGAAGGGAGAAAAAAAACAAATGAAAAATCTTTCAAAAGATATTTTAAGCTTTAAACGCCGCAAAGCTGACTTACAGCGCGTTATCTTTGCAAAAGACGCTGATTTAGGTATCGAAGCAGCAGAAGTTGTATTAGCTAACTTGCAAAAGGCTGTAAATGTTGTTGAAGCGCAGGTAGAAGGTTACGACCCCCGAGAAATTGGCTTGGATGTGGACGCAGATATTTCTATCGACGACCTTGTAGATAAATTCTTTACAGGGCTGGAAGCTGCACAAAAAGACACTATTAAGGCGAAACTGTTAGAATTAAAAGGCGGTGAAGGTATGGACGAAAAATTGACTTACGCCGAGGGCGTAGCTAAAGGCGAGGAATTGGAAAAAAATCCAGCCGAACGCGCAAAACTCGATAGAGAACATGAGCGTAAAGGCATGGAAGAATATTTAGCTAAAAAAGCTAAAGACGAGGACAAGGAAGAAAAAGCCGAAGATGATGAACTCGAAGAACGCATGAAAGACCCTGCTTTTAAAGCGGGTTTTGAAATGGGTATCAAAGCAGGCGAGCGTTACAAAAAAGACGATCCGAAACGGATTGACCGCGACCACGAGCGCGAGGGCGAGGAAAAATATCTTGCTAAAGACGCACTCCCCGCATTGCTGGCTAATGCTAAAGCAGAAGCGGAAAAAAATGTTATGGAACGCGTGAAAAAACTTAACGCTGCCGCTAACGCTTGCGCTTTCGCACTCGGTAACGTCGACGCTATGGCGTATGACAGTGCAGAAGATATCTACGCAAGAGCCTTGCAAGCTAAAGGCATTGATACTTCTAAATATCCCAAAGAATCTTACAAAGCTATGGTTGACGTGTTGCAAAAACAACGTTTTGACGTAACCCACGCTAACGACGAAGCAATCAAAAAATTCAGCGTATCCAGTGAAAAAACTCCTGAATACATGAAAAACTTGAAAAACATCACTATTCGATAAGAAGGGAGCAAAGAAAAATGGCTAAAGAATTTCAAGGACAAGTAAACATCCTGCCTGCTATTGGTGTACCCGGTCAACATATGAGTACCAATCCTTTAGTAAGCACTCAAAAAGGCTATTGCGCAGCCGACACCGTAACTATTGGCGGTTTCGTATGGGCGACAACCGTAAACAATAACGACGCTTTTGTAAAATCCACAGGCACAGGTGCGCCGCTGGGCTTTGCAGTGCGTGAAATCACTAACCCGCTGGGTTATAACGAATCAGCTTCTAACACTGTTCCTAAAGGCTTTCCCGTATCCGTAGCAGTCAAAGGTGACTTTGCTGTTGTTACCGGGACGGCTGCCACCGTAGGACAAAGCGTTTTCGCAGTGCTTGCAGACGGCAGCATTAAAACTGGCACGGCAGGCGGCACTGTAGAGGATGCAGTAGAAACTGATTATAAAGTAGTAAATATTAACGGCGGCGGTGCTGTAGGCGATATTATCATCATCAGTAACTGGGCTTAATGAAAGGGGAAAAGACAAATGTTTGAAAATCAATTAGGTTTGCAAGAACAGCTTGATGTTATGAAACAATATGGTATCGTGTTCGATACTGGCGCGCCTATCCGTGGCATTTTGGCAAACGATAGCATTGACCAGTTAGCGAACGACGCTGCAATGGTTACAGCAGCAAACAGCGGTATTCCGGTTGAATTTACATCTTATATTGACCCTATGGTAATTCCTATCCTGACCGCTACCCGTGGCGCAAGGGAGATTTTCGGGGAAGCTAAAAAAGGTGACTGGACAACCTCTTATGCACGTTTCCAAACTTCTGAAATCACAGGCGAGGTTGAAGCTTACACCGACTACGGTCAAGGCGGTGCGTCTGATGTAAACCCGACTTTTCCGGTAAGAACTCAATACATCTATCAAACTAACATCCGTTATGGCGATAGAGAAGTCGACGTCGCAAGCCGCGCACGTTTGCAACTGGCAGCAGATAAACAACGTGCTGCTGCTACTGTAATTGATATTGCAAGCAACAAATTCGCCTTGTATGGCGTAGCAGGCTTGGAGATTTACGGTTTGCTCAACGACCCGAATTTACCTGCTGCTGTTAGTCCGCTGCCAAATGCAGCAACCAAAACTCTGTGGGCTGAAAAATCCACTAAAGAAATTTACGAAGATGTACTGTATCTGTTCGGCAAAATGGCTGACCGCGGCGCAGGACACATTGACGCTAACACCGAACTTGTGCTTGCTACCTCTCCTGCTACACAGGTACAACTTGGCAAAGCAACTGACTTCAATATCTCTGCACGTCAGATGTTGGAAACCTACTTCCCGAAAATCCGTTTCGTTGCATTGCCTGAACTGGCTACCGCAACTGGCGGCACTTCCATTCTCCTTGTCGCTCCGACAATCGAAGGACTGCCGACCGCTCAAATCGGATTTAGCGAAAAATTCCGCGCTATGCGCTTAATTCCGGAAAGCTCCAGTTTCCATCAAAAATTTGTCGGTTCGTCCTACGGCACTATCATTTATAGACCGTTCGCAATCGGCACAATGACAGGCGTATAATTTACACTAAATACAAAAAAGGAGTGCTGCTACATGGCTAGACCAAAAAAAGTAAAACAAGATGAAGTTGTAACAATCGTTGATGATAAGAATACAGAAGCCTTACTGCCGCAGGAAGTCGAGCCGACAGGGGTAGAAGTGATTGAGGAAGAAAAGCCCGTTACTTATGACCCCAACGAAAGCGACGAAGTCAGCGAGGTAGAGGAAAAGGAAGTTGAAAAAGTTAACGCCAAACAACCTGTTCAAGCTTCCCCGACCAAACAAGCTGACACTGTTACGGTATGCTGCAATTCTTATCAAGACGTGATTTTTGCTGTAAGACTGCCAAACGGTAGTCTTGCCGAGGTTAAATTTAACGGCAACAACAAACATCTTGCGGGGCTTGAAATGGGTAAAAACCCAATCGGCGGCGCGTTTGGTATGACTTTCGGCGTTCCCTCTGACATGTGGGAATTGATAAAAAAACAGCATAAATCAGACCCTAGAATTATTAACGGTTTGATTTTTGCATCAACCGGAGATACCCGCTTTACAAAAAGCGCAATCCACGAACGCAAAGAGTTGCGTAACGGGAACGAGCCACTTGACCCGAAAAAGGTTATTGCTTCAACAACCCCTTTTAAGTAAGGGGGGCGTAAAAATGGCTGATGATAACAATATCGTTATATTCGACCCGGAAGAATTTAAAAAGCTGTATCCGCAGTTAGCGGGTGTAGATGATGTTGTACTTGAAAATAATTTCAAAATAGCAACACTGGCTTTAAATAATTCCGTCAATTCAGCCGTGAAAGACCTTGACGAACGTAAAACGCTGCTTTACCTGCTCACTTGTCACATAAGCGAGCTACAGCAGCGCGGAGCGTTTGTTGTAGGCGTTTTGAGCGGCGCGACACAGGGAAAGGTATCAACAAGCTATACCCTACCAATGTCGCTTAACTGGTATAACCAGACACAATGCGGTATGCTTTTTTGGACACTCACGGCAAAGTACAGAGCAGGCGGGCGTTATTATGCGTTTAAAAGTCAAGCTTGTTACAGGTAACGGAACAGGGACATCCGGCAACTGGAAAAAGAAGTTGCGAAACCTAGTAAGGCAAACGCCGGAAGCACAGGCGGGCTTTACAGCGGACGCAACTTATCCAAGCGGAATAAATGTTGCATATGTCGCTTACATCCAAAACAAGGGCATTGGTGGCGTTCCTGAACGTCCCTTTATGCAAAGGACTGTGGACGAGCAACAAAACAAATGGAGCAAGCAGCTTACTGCCCTGTTAAAAGGTAAGTCGGCGCAGAACGGCGCGCTTTTAAATGCCTACACTGCTGTATCAAAAGAAATGAAAGCGGACATACAGGATACTATAAAAAAATGGGAGTGGAACGACCCGCGCCCGAATAGCCCTGCCACTATCCGCATGAAACAGCGCAAAGCACAAAGCGGCAAAAACGCCGTAGCAACTGACCCTTACAGGGCTTTGATTGATACGTCTACCATGATAAATGCAGTCACAAATAACGTAAAAGTTAAATAAAGAGGGTGTAACAGATGAACGGAATTAATTTGCACATGGTGGTTAGAAGTGCTATAACTGCCATAAATCCTGACGAACAAGTTATCTTGTATCAGTCAGCCGGGCAAAAAAATATCAGCGGCATTGTTACACCGCTTTTTTTTAGCCCTGCAACTGTAAACGTGCAGTTTCAACCAAACGAAGCTAATCGTTTGCAACATCTCGAAAACATCAACAGCACGGCGCATACAGAACAGATATTTCTTGCCAGCGATAACAATAGACCTATTGAAGGTATTGCACGCGTTCCAATCTTACGCACAGGCGATTATATCGAGCGCAAGCCCGGTGAATTTTGGAAAATCACAGCAATGTTTGAGGACTGGTCTAATGTTGGCTGGGCTAACTGTGAAGTAACTTTGCAAGTGCCGCCGTATCCCGACTTTACCAATCAGCCTGACGACGAAGGAAATAACCTTACAAGCGTCGGAAGAAAGGCGGTGAAGTAATTGGAGCATGGAGAAATTAACGTAGCTGTAGAAGCCTATTTACGGGCTTATATGCAACCGCCATTAACTGCTGAACAAATTTATTTAGGGCAGCAGAACAACTCGGCACTGCCAAAGACACGAGAACACGTGGTATTTTTTCTTGCCAGTACCCGCCGAATCGGTACGAATGTCGGGGAACAGATTGTAACGGAAGCAGGCACAACGGAAACACGTTCTTACCGTGAATATGTCGTTAACGTCGATTTTTGTGACGCCGATTATCAACGAGCATTGCAGCGGGCTGAATATTTTGAAACGCTGGGGCGTTCTGATGTTGCGGTTGACTTTTTCAAAAAGAACTACAATATTGCTTTATTGTACTGCGAAAATATGCAGTTTTTACCATATACTGACGATACAAATCAATACATCAACAGATACCGCTTGCCGCTTCATTTAGCGTTTTGGACGGTATACGAATACCCGACAGAATACTTTGATAAAATCGCGATAACGCGGCTAGAAAATGTTGACGTACATCATAAACCAGAAAAAGGGGGTTTATAAAAAATGGCAATACCTATTTCAAAAATCGTTGAAATTAACCCGCGCGTTATTAAAGCGGGTAGCCAAGAGCTTGAAATTGCAGGCTTGTATTTAAGCGAAAACGAATTAACACCATTCCCGACGCTTAAAGCATATGCAAGCAAAGACGCTGTAGGCGAATACTACGGGCTGGACAGCGTAGAATATCTTGCGGCTAGTCATTACTTCCAGTCTTACGATAATAGTTTTAAAAAGCCTAATATTCTTTATTTTGCAAAAAGGGTATCTAAGGCAATCGCAGGAAAGCTGTTCGGCGCAGAAGCGTTATCACTGACCAGCCTTAAAAAAATCACTGCTGGCGGCTTTACTATCTCCGTAGACGGCAGCCCTATCACTGTTACCGGATTAGATTTTAGCGCAGCTACAACGCCTAGCGACGTAGCCACAGCAATCGCCGCTAAGGTTACCGGAACGACCGTTGTTTACAACAGCAACAGTGAAAGCTTTACCATTACCAGCAAAACAACAGGCGCAGACAGCGCAGTATCAGTAGCTACAGACGGCTTGACTATTAAAGACCTCGGCACTGATACCGCAACAGCGTTAGGCTTGACCGCCGCAAGCGGCGCGCTAGTATCCGACGGCAGCGACGCTTTGACGCCAGCGGCTAATATGCAATCTGTAGTAAATCAATCGACTAACTGGGTAAGCTTTACCACGCTTAAAGAAGCTACAGATGTAGAAATTCGGCAGTTTGCAGAATGGAACAACAGTAACCCGATTGAATTCTTGTACGTTCCGTGGCAATCTTCTAATGCCCTGAAAACCAGCGGCGAGGGAACACTTGTAACCACGCTGAAAGAAGCGGACTACGAAGGACTTTGCATGAACTATGCGCCTGACGTATACACTGCTACGCTTGTCATGGCCACAGCAGCTTCTATTGACTGGAACAGGGCGAACAGTGTTGTAAGTTATGCGTTCCGTAAGCAAACAGGACTTGCGGCGTCTGTAACGGACGACGACAGCGCAACAGCGTTGCTGGCTAACAACGTTAACTTCTATGGACGTTACGCCGCCCGCAGCACTGATTTTTCGTTCTATTATGACGCAAAAATGTTCAGCGGCAACTACGGATTCGTTGATACGTATATCAACATGATATGGCTTAAAAATGTTATGCAAATCTCACTTGCAAACGGCTTGACGTCAATCGGTAGGACACCTTATAACGAGATTGGGTACACGCAAATTCGTGCATGGCTGAACGACCCAATTACTAGGGCGTTGAATAACGGCGTTATTGATACAGGCGTCGAATTAAGTGAAAGCCAAAAAGCACAGCTTTATGCGGAAGCAGGGGAAGATATCTCTACAGAGCTTTACACCAATGGCTATTATATCCAAGTGTTAGACCCGGGCGCCGCCGCAAGGGTTAACCGTGATAGCCCGATTATAAATGTATGGTATACATATGGCGGCAGCGTTAACAGATTAGTCGTTCCGCTGACCGTAGTGTTATAAAAAGGGGGTGTGCTATAAATGGATATTACATCAGCAAATGCAAAATGTTTCTTAACGATTGAAGAACTGTTCCCGGCAGGTGTGCTGTTGCAAAACTACGCTACCGACCAAGCTGTAGACCAAGACGAGCGACAAATCAGTATCGTTCGTATGGGCGTTGACGGACATATGGCGGCAGGCTGGACACCGCAACCGCATATTATACACTTTACCTTTGAAGCAAATAGCCCGTCTTTAACTTATATCAGGGCGTTGGCTAAATACATGGAAACACAGAAAAAAATCGTTCGGCTAGGTTTAGCAATAAACATTCCGAGCATTTCAACTTCGTTCATGTTCTCGAATGGCGTATTAACTAACGCTAAAGACTTCCCAGCACTTAAACAGGTGCTTGACCCCGTTACAGCAGCGTTTGCTTTTGAAACGAGAAGCTAATATAATATAGTTGACTAATAGGCGATATTCATAGTATCGCCTATTCTTATAAAAGGAGTGAGCAAAAAATGGCTAGAAAAGAAATCATATTTACGCTACAAGACGCAGAAAGAACGCTAAAATTTAAGGCGCGACAAATGCCCGCCACAAAACTCGAGATGTTTATCATTAAACTTGCAGCCGTGGCACTTCACGGCGGTATTGCAAATTCATTCAACGGACTGCCGGAAGGGAAAGGCATTTCCGAGATTAACTGGCGTGATATTAACATTGATGAAGTTTTTAAATCTTTAGGAAATGTTAATGTGGAAGAAGTTGCCGAGCTGGGCAACGAGCTGCTTAAATGCTGCTCGCTCATTACTTCCGACGGCGTAGAGCAAGAATTAATGCCGGAAACAATAGACGCAGTTATTGAGGAAGTAGGTAGCCTATGGACGCTGAAAAAGAAAGCCTTTGAGGTGAATTTTTCTAGTTTTCGAAAAGGCGGCAAGTTAAACGAAACGCCCGACTTGTCGCCGAGCAGCAGCGGTATTCATTTCTCGAAAAAACAGTAAATGTCACGCCCTCTGTTGCTAACGTAGTCGCCGCAAGACTTGCCACACTGCATGAACTTCAAACAATTTACAGCTATGATGATTTATTAGATATGTGCGAGATTTTGGCTAATAAAAATACTAATGACTTTTTACTAGCCGACTATATGCGAAAAAACACGAAAGGGGGTTAAAAAATGGCTACAGTTATTGATAGTTTTATGATAACTCTAGGGCTAGACCCCACAGACTTTAACAAAGGAATAGACGAAGCCGACAAAAAAACAGAAAGCTTTGCTTCAAAGCTAACGAAAAAAGGAACAGCAGCAGCCGCCGCTTTCCTTTCGTTTGGTACAATTATAGCGCAAGTAAAAAGTTTAGCCGCAGGAGCTGACGCCGTCGGTAAAGTTGCAGACCGTATAGGCGCAAGTGCGCCGGATTTATACGCATGGGGCAACGCGGCAGAACTATCAGGCGGCAGCGTCAGGGGATTGTTTAACAGCGTCGAAGGACTTAATAAACAGTTAGCCCGTATCGCTGTTACAGGTAAAAGCCGTATACTGCCATTCTTCGAGCAACTGGGCGTTGCAGTAGTAGACGACAGCGGAAAAGTCCGCAATGTATTTGACGTTTTGCGAGATTTAGCCGGAGCTGTTGAAGGTATGAGCAAGCTTGAAAGTCAAGGTATATTATCTTCATTACAACTCGACGAAGGTACGATAGGACTTTTGCAAGGTGGTAGGCAAGCTTTAGACGACCTTATAAAACGTCAAAAGGATTTGGGATATTTCACGAAAGAGGATACGGTTATAGCTGCAAAATTTAATGACAGCATTACAGAATTAAGCCGTTCTTTCACATTCGTTTTTCTGCCGATTCTGCGTTTTGCTGCTCCTGCGTTAACTCAATTTGCCCTAGCGTTAACGGATGTATTCGCATATATGCAGAAACACGGCGATATATTAACAATGGCGTTATACGCTATTGTAGCCGTTGTTACGGGCTTATTACTGCCTGCCCTGTGGAGTTTATTCACCGCCATACTAGCTAATCCTATAACGTGGGTCATAATGCTTATAGCAGCGTTTCTATTAGTCCTAGAAGATTTATGGGTATACGCCAACGGCGGCAAGAGTGCCTTTGAGGATTTATGGAAAATGTTAGGAACAGGTGATGAAGTCCTTGCGGCACTACAAACGGCGTGGGATTACTTGAAACAGGCAGCCCAAATAGCATGGGAGATATTGAAACAAATCCTATTATTCTGCCTAATGGGCTTTTATAAAATCGTAACAGCAATGGCGTTACTTGTTACAGCAGGCGGCGCAGCGTTCAAAGCCATTGCAGGGTTTATTAACGACTACTTAATATCCCCGCTCGAATCAGCGTGGGAATGGATAGGGAAGATTTTAGACAAAATTCCTTCATTGAGCAGTATAAAAGCTACCATTTCCGAACGGTGGGAACAAGCTAATACTCCGATACCGTCGTTGCAGGCTATTGCAGCAGGCGGCGGAGGTAGCAATACCAATCAAGAAATCAATGTAGGAAAAATTGATATCCATACCGCAGCAACGGACGCAAGCGGCATAGCTGCCGACATGGGTGGAGCAATCAGTGAGAAATCAGGGCTATTCTTTACGAATGCAAGCGGCATTAAATAAGGGGGCGTAAATATGGCGAAATTATGGAATTGGAGCGGTAAAGAGTGGCAGAACTGGCTACTTGCCGACAGCGCAGGTACAGCACTAGCCACATTTACGACCTATCTAGGCAGCACAGTAAAAGCGGAAGCTAATATTACATACGATTACCTAGAACAAGGTAGCTTTGCTGCCTACAATAAAACTACTGCCCCTATGGATATCACAGTAACGCTTGCTAAAGACGGAACGCCGGGAGAACTTCAACAGGCTGTTGCAGTGCTAGAACGTCTGCGGACAACAACGGAATTAATATCATTTGTAACCCCGCTTAAAGAACACCAAAACATGACGCTAGATAAATATGATTATGCTTTTAACGAGGGGCAGGCATTAACGACCCTTGTAGTAAACATTCATCTTGTCGAGATTCGGCAGCAGAAAAGCCAGTATACAAATGTTGATGTGCAGCCGATAACATCCGACGACGCCGCCAGCGCGTCAGACGCTTCAACCGTAGACAGGGGCAACACTAATCCTAGCGACGGGGACGATTCCGAAAACAGTAGTGTAGCATACGATATAAAAAAGGTTTTGGGATTGTAGGGGGACATTATGACTTATAAAACGATACCATTAAACGCTATACCTAATCAGCAATTCACGGTAACGCTTGACGGTCAAATCTGCCAAATTCGCTTATACTGGCGTTATGACAACCTATATTGTGATTTAAGCGTACAGGATGAAGTGATATGTACAGGCGCGCTGTGTGTAACTAATGAGTTGATCTTACAGCAGCCTAAATTGAATTTCAGCGGAAATCTGCTATTTGTGGACAAAGAAGGACACGGAGCGCAGCCGGACTATAAAGAGCTGGGAACACGTTTTATCTTGTGCTTCGTACCGGAAAGCGAGATGTAGCATGAGTTTTTCTATAAAAGCCCTTAGAGCGACTATAACGCTTCGTAGCGGGACTTTTCCGAATACGAATAGCAATACTATCATTATCGAAAATCACCGCATTAAAGCGACGATTTCAAAGCCGGGCGGCGAGGACAAGAACACTTTAACCGCCAGTATATACGGTTTACCTTTAAGTGTAATGGAAACAGCAAGCACGTTAGCATTTTATCCACAGCAGTCAGAAAAGAACTTTATTCGTCTTGAAGCTGGCGACGATACGGGTATAGTCGGGACAGTCTTTGAAGGTGAGTTTACACTGGCAGCCGCCAACTTTAGCGGTGCGCCGGAGATATCTTTTGATATCAAAGCAGCGGCGGGTATTTATCCTGCGCTGTTGGCAACGCCGCCAATCGCTGTACAAGGCACTACCGACGCCGCGAAACTGTTCGAGCAATTCGCTACAGAAGCGGGATACACCTTTATCAACGAGGGCGTTTCAGCAAGCGTCAGAAACACAACCTTTACAGGCAGCCCGATAGAAAAACTGCACAAGCTGGCAAAGCAACTAGGCATTGATTTATATATTGACGACAGTAAAGTCGTGATAACTCCGAAAAACGGAGCGCGCAGCGGTAACGCTGTGTTGATAAAGGTGGGAACTGGTTTAATCGGCTACCCGTCTTTCACGCAGGACGGTATAGAGTTTAAATGCGAATTTGACCCTACTATAACACTAGGCGGGTTAGTAAAGCTGGAAAGCGTTGTTCCGCGAGCTACAGGCGTATGGAAAGTTACAAGCTTGACGCATAACCTAGAATGTTTTAACGCACAGGCAGCGGGAGCGTGGGACAGCGTAGTCAAAGCCGTTTACGTACAGGAGAGCTGATATGGATACTTTGAAAAAATCTCAAATAGTGGCGCCAACTGTTGAAAGCACTCGTTCGCCTTTCACTGGTAACAGTCAGGGCAACGAAATGGCGTATTTTGTCGAAAACTTTTTGAATGGCAGGGTAAATACGGCGTTGCCGTGCAAAGTCCAAGCTGTTTACAGCGACGGAATAAGCCCCACAGGGCGAGTTGATGTACTGCCCTTAATAGTTGCCCTAGACGCCAAAAACAACGCCATAAATCCAGCCCCGCTTTATAATTTACCCTATTGCAGAATACAGGGCGGCGCAGCGGCATTAGTTTGCGACCCTGTACCGGGTGATATTGGACTTGCGGTATTCTGTCAGCGGGACGTATCCAACGTTGTTAACGGAACACCTGAACCAGTCCAGCCCGGTAGCTTTAGAAACTTTGATATTTCAGACGGCTTTTTTATCGGCGGATTTTTAAACCAGCAGCCGACCTGCTACATTCAGATTCTACCGGACGGCAATGTAATCGTAACAGCCCCGCAGCACGTCACAGTTAACACCAGTCAGACGACCATTAACAGTAACACTACCATAAATGGCAATCTGACCGTTACAGGTAACACAACCGTGCAGCAGCGGCTTGATGTTATCGACAATGCGACAATCAAAGGTATTAGCTTTGCCGACCACGTTCACGGAAATGTTGAAAGCGGCAATAGTAATACTGGCACACCTAAATAAAGCAAAACATCAAAAATGGGTAAATTTGATATCTCAAAAAAAGAGATAGCAAAAAACGCTGTTTTTGACATTTAAACTACATAAATAATTTAGCGATAAAATACCGTATTTTACCGCATTTATACCAGCAAATTTAGCATACAAACTAAGAGAGGTTTTGAAATGGGAAACGGGAAAATTAAGTGCAATCTATGCAATGAAGAATATTCAGCGGACGCCTGCAAAAGCTTTACTTACGGGCGGCTTGATGTAAATATTTGCCCGACATGTTTGGTTTGGTCATCACACGAATGGGCAGTTATGGCGAGAAAAACGCTGCGACAAAGGAAAGGCAGGCGTTGACGTGGAAGCGATATTTATGGGTGCGATAACGTGGGCTATCATTGGTATTTGCTATATGATTTATTCTGAATTTTAAGGAAGTGATAAAATGTTTAATAGAAGATTACTTCAAGCCACATCAGGGGGGATATTCCTATTCCCGTTGATGTTCCTACCGCCTGTTTTGTTCCGTCACGAAATCAATATAACGCTCAAAATCGAGTGGAATATATGCCGACATTTACCATTCCCGAAAATGTGACGCGATTAGGGTTATACTGGTATCCGCGTAGTACAATGAATCCCACATATAGCCGACTATTTCGGCAAGTTGTTGCCGTGGCAGCAGGACAGCAATATAGAGTTGATTACTTTAATTGGGCTGACCTTGCTAGTAACGCACGCGGGACATTACGGCTAACCAATGTAAATAACGGAAAGTATTTAGATACAGCGAACGGATTAGTTTATTTTAATGATGATATTCTTCGAGCTGCCGTTAGTTCTGGTTTATTTATGTTTCCCTGCAACGTATTGTATTGCGGATATAATAGAGAGATTGAAAAGTTGCCTATAACAGCAAGTATAGCGTGATAGGAGGATAATAACTATGTTCAACAGGCGTTTATTAATAGATTCTGGGGGGGAACAGCAAACTTATTCTGTGCTTGAAATCCATGTAGACACGCCCGACGGCGATCACGTTCGGTCAGCAAGAGTGGAGCTACAACGGTGAAAGCAATTTAGCTAATACTGATAATAAAGGAATAGCCGTTTTCTATGGAGTGCCGACAGGAACAGAAATATCTTATACGATAACGGCGGCAGGATATAATGCGGCTACAGGGAAATGGATTATTCCCACAGACGCCGAATATGAAACAGAGTATGTTGTTTTATCCCCCCTTGAACCCCCGCTGCCAACAACGGAAACTGTATTGTGGAAGGGTAGCACTGTAAATGCTTTTACTATCACTATCCCAGCAGGTGTGAAAGTTTTAAAAATCACAACAGAAGATACCTATGTAAATGAGTTTGTTGACCCTAATCTGCCTAGATATATTGGTGTAACAGGCGGTAAAACTTATAATATGCGTTGGACTACTGTAGAAGAAGGACTTGTACCCGAACCTGAATATTGGGAGGTACAAGTATACAGGTATAATAGTTCTTCTGATTTTAAGGAATGGGTAAGTTCATATGCAGGAGATGCAATAGAAGGTGCAATTACTACGAGTATTCAGATTATAATGTCCTACTCTGCAAGCATAAACGGCGTAACTCCAAACGTTTTAGATTATTAAGAAAAAAACAAAGTGAAGTGAATTGACATGAATAAAGCAGAAAAGGCGAAAGCCTACCGTGAGGAATTGAAAGCGGAAGGATACTGCCCAAGATGTTATAAGCGTAAAGCTGTAGCAGGCAAGCTGCATTGTAAAGAGTGCGAAAAGTATTATTAT